CGATGGTAACTACACCGTCACCGGGACGTTCAACGCCAATGCCAACAAGGCCATGCTGGGGTGCAACGGCACTGTCCGCGACTCGGAGGACAAGGTGCTGTTCCACTTCAATGGGTGGAACAACGGCGGGGAGGACGGCTTCGCCTACAACTTCGACAGCGTGGTGGACATAACCGCCTTCAAGACCGCCCTCACGGCCTTCAAGAACGCCATCGCGTCCGTAAGTGCCGACATACCTGCGGCCCAGTAGCCGTGCTTTTCTTCATCGCTCCGCCGTTACTGGGACGGCGGGGCATTAAAAAACGAAAAGACTATGAATAGTAATGTATTCGTCGGAACTGAAGTAAAATATAAGATTGAGATAACGTCTCCGGGTTTTAATATGTACACGGACAATTTCAATATCGTATTAAAACGCGGTTCGGTTCAGAAGACATACGAGAAATCCGATCTTGTTCATGAGGTTGTCTCGGAAGACGGTACAGATAAGCATAATTATTATCTTTGCTTTGACACGTCAGAGTTCGGAGCCGGGAATATCGTTGCTATTGTTACCGCTTATGTCCCCGACACGCATTTCCCTGACGGGCTCAGGACTGAGATAGATAAATTTGACTTGCTTACACCCAAAACTTTATGAGTTGCCTCTCCGTATCTTTTGCAAGGATAGGGGGTCTTTCCAGTTTTATGGAGAGACAAGATGGAGATATCAGTGTTTCTATTGTTCCAATTGACGATATCTCCGTCAGTATGTCCGTTGCCGTAGATGGCGGAACAAAGAAAAATTTTTCATGTATTTTTAAGCAAGAAAGCGGGCTAATAGTTAAAGCGAAGAAAGATAGTGGACTCTCGGTTCGGGCAAAACGGCATGATTGCGGGATGGCAATTAAAATCAACCGAGAAGGGGGATTGAACGTCAAGACCAAAGATATGAGGAGTATGAATGCGGAAATGAACCGTGATGGTGGGATAGACTGCCAAATGTACTTGGTCTGCACGATTGGATCTCGCGAGCCATATCTGGAGATATCACCCACGGTGGTGTGGATATTGGCCGGCTGGACAAGTAATGATGTATTCAGCAATACACATTGGGATATTGACTAATATTAAATAAATAAGAATATGGCATACGCATCATGGGTTAATCCCAATAAAACAAGCGGTAACGGGAATGATACCGTTTCTTGGACAGGGTCAGTCCATACTGGCCGTTCTCCGAGACAGACTACCGCTACTTTCTCCGCTTCTGGAGTCGAAAGTAAAACATTGACAATTATCCAGGCAGGCAAGGCTGAATTTGTCATTATTGATGACACTGCCTCTGTGCCCCAATCTGGAGGTAGTATCACAATCACAGGAAGATCGAACTCTTCAAAACTTACTTTTTCTTTGACGGGGACCAACGGCATCGGGCTTGTCCTTCCGTCTTCCTACACAGCAAACTCGGTGGCAACCAGTAATGGCGCTGCTATTGTTGGCGACCCTGGAGCAGCCCAAGAGTATGCTTTCTCTATTACTTTTACTAATATCGGAGCCAATACGAGTGTCGCGGCATTAACCTCGCAGTTAACGGTTACGGCGAATAACAGCAATACGGCTACTTGCGATATTTCTCAGGCTGCTGGAGAGGCTTACCTTACTATTGAGCCTACAACTATTAACCTCACTGATGAGGGTACGGCAGTGAATGTCACCGTTTCTTCCAACACCTCTTGGTCTATCAGCTAATGACAACACAGGTCAGTTGGAACGACGGAAGCGGGGATAAGATTTATCTCACTTATGGGGCTTCGGAGGGGACACAGACCGTATCGGTTTCCTCCGACCCCTTTGCTGGGTACGAATCGAGAAGCCGCGACATAGTATTTCGAGTTTCCGCAGGAGGGACTACCATCAGCCGCACACTGACGGTAGTCCAAAGCGGGAAAGACATTACGATAATCACCCGCAACGACACGGCAATAACAAGGAACGACGTTGCAATAGGATTCGAGCAATAACATGGCAGTTACTTACAAGGACATAGGGCAACTTTCACAGAAGCCTTCGGTAGCGGGGACGGAGAAGATACCTGTATCTGATACGCAGTACATCACTCCGGATCAGATAGCGGGGCTCGTATCTGTTCCGAACATTACTATTTCATCTTCTGAGCCTACCTCCTCGCAAGGGAGTGACGGCGACATCTGGATAGTGATATAATGGCGACAATAAGGCTCATACCGAGCACGTATGCGGTGTCAAGTGCATCGTATTTATCCGTATCAAATGCGGCGAATATGTACCACAATACGGATAATACGACGTATGCCACCATAACCAATACCAATGCTTCCACTTCTTCCCGATATCTTTATCTACGTGGATTCAATTTTGACGACATCCCTGCCGGGGCTGTCATAAATTCGTTTGAGGTAAAGATTAAGGGCTATGAGTCTGGCTTGTCGACATCCACTTCCTATGCTCCAAGGCTTGCGAACGGGACGTCCGCTTTATCCAATACTACGGCATCAAGCAACTTTAACACATCAGCACATACAATAACTATCCCGACTGGGGCATTGACTTGGGAACAGATAGAGAATTACGGTAGTAATTTTACTATCATGGTTTATGTGCGAAGAGCGAGCAGAAATACCACTGGATATTTCTATTGTTATGGCGCTGAGATAGAGGTTGACTATACTATCCCGATTCCCCATAATGTAAGCCTGACTAATAATACTACCGCCAATGCTTCCGTGAGCGACACGACTCCTATGGAGGGCGATGATGTTACAGTAACCACCGACACTCTTGAAGGGATTATAGTTACCGATAATGGTACTGACGTCACAAGCCAGTTTGTGCAGGGGCAGTCCGGGAGTGAAAGCCAAGCGGCAGAATCGGAGACGCATAGCGGCATCCAATCGGGATCGAGTTATGCGGAGTATGCGGTCGGGAGAACCGCCGAAGACCCGTATTCTTCGACGAGCAATATGTATGCTTCCTCCGGCTCGACAGGACATGTAGATTATTCGTTTGACTTCTCAGCAATACCTGCAGGAGCGACCATACAGTCCATATCTGTTAAAGTTTATGGGCACAGGGAGAATTCATCCATCGACTCTACTCACGTCGCCAATATACAACTTATGAGCGGCACGACTACGAAAGGAGACGACCAAGATTTTACCAGCACAAGCAACGCAATGATTACGATTTCTAATCCCGGCACATGGACAAGAGAAGAATTGCAATCGGCAGTCTTGAGATTCACTGTTGGGTACTACGGCGGTCTTGTCTGCGGCATCACTTGGACTGTCGAGTATGAATCGAGCGGATACGTCTATACGATTTCCAATATCGTCGCAGACCATGCGATAGTGTTCTCTGTGAGCGGAACATCATATACCGTCCGAGTTAAAGACAATGGCACATGGAAAACACCATCAAAAATATTAGTTAGACAAAACGGCTCTTGGGTACTGGCGACTAAAGTCCTTGCCAAGAGTGGCGGGACCTGGCATTAAAATAGGATAATATGATTGAATTAGTAGTATTGCGGGCTTGGCCCAAAGAAACATATACGATAGGTAAGTTCTTCGTTAACGACAAGCGCCTTTGCGAATCGCTGGAGGATACCGACCGTGGTCTCCTCGATTCTATGCCCGCTACAGAGATATTATATAAAAAAGTATATGGCAAGACTGCTATACCAAAAGGCCGATATGAGGTTAAACTGACTCAGTCCCCTAAATTCTCCACCAGAAGTTGGGCGAAGAAATACGGCGGGCTTGTTCCTGAAATCTGTAATATCAAATGCTATTCCGGGGTGAGGATCCATCCAGCGAACACGGCAGAAGAGATACTTGGCTGTATTGCTATCGGGGAAAACAAAAAGAAAGGGATGGTACTAAATAGTGTCAAGTGGTATGACATTTTAATGCGGGACTATCTGTTTCCGGCACACATGCGAGGAGAAAAAATTTATATTACCATACGATGAAAAAAGCATTCATATTACTCTTTGTCTTGTCTATGGTGTCGTGTTCCCCCCGAATTGTGGAGCATGTCCGTACAGAGTATAAGACGGAATACCGGGATTCGACAGTCTATCGTGATAGTCTTGTCTATATAACGCTTCCCGTGGAATCCTCGACCAATCATCTGGCATTAGGCGACAGGTCCCATCTGGAGACTTCCGTCGCTGAGTCCGATGCCTGGGTGGACAGTACCGGACTGCACCATACGATAGCGAACAAGAGGAATCCATTACCGTTCCACTTGACATATCCGGAGCGTATTATTGTATCCTCCGCCACGAGCAATCATTCCGAAATTCTGACACGATACGTCAAGGTTCCAAAGGAATTGACCTGGTGGCAGAATTTCCGTTTGAGGACATTCTGGTGGCTTCTTTTATTTGTTGTTCTATTCGGAATTTGGATATTCCGTAAACCGCTTTTTAATCTATGTCGAAGGCTCGTGTAAAAATAAGTGTCAAAGCCGGCAAAAGTGGCATAAAACTTGCATCGGCAAATCTTCGTGTTACTAAAACAGGAGGGAAACCTCGTATTACTGGTAAACCTGTTTATCAGACGAAGGCTCAACTCCACACGAGGATTTATACGACGAGCGGTGGACAACCAAGACGCGATTAAATACATTATAGCAAAACTAAGAAGTATTACAACGGCTGTGCAGATAATGCCATTCTTGTATGCCTTCCTGTATATATGTGCGTTAATCACGTATCTTTTCGCATCGGAGTCAGTGATGACTATGGTAGATACGCTATTGTATTTATCTCCAGTCGTAATTATCGGCAATCTTTTGGAGTCCAGAATCTTGAAATTGTGCCGATGGCATAAGACTGCTTGCATATTACCCTTCTTTCCTCAGATTAATCTATTTATAGATAGATATATTTATCAATTTTCAGTACATGCAGAGTTGGCGCATATAATAATGGTTATTATGATGTTTGTGCTTCTGCTTATTGCGGCTTATCATGTGTTTTTAAAATAGTATGGAGGACGACTTTATTATAGAGGTCTTGGATTTATTCAAGTCTAAAATTAAACGGAAAGAATGCACGATAGAACAAACAGATGCTGTTTATCGTGCTATCATAGAGAACATGGATATCTCTGCCACAGCAGAAGAGATTGCTGCTCATTACGGCAAATCTAGAGATGCCGTCCATAGCGTTATTAAGAATAAGATGTTTTCCAAGCCAAAGAGAAACGTAACTCTCTATAATTTTAAGGAGTTTTGTCGAAAGATTCCGTCATCTTGGCGAAAATCTCACTGATACTCAGATAAATACGGAAATGTTGCCCATTACTAAACAGTAGTGGGTTTTTCTGTCGAATTTTGTGAAGTGTTTAACCATAAAACTTTACCAAAATGGCAGAAGATAAAACTATAATTCTCCCGGATAACAGCCAGCATCCTGGTTACGCGTATCCGGCATTTGGGGGCTTTGGCAACGGCTTCGGCTCCTTCAACTCCATCGCCGATCTCTTTGGTCTGGCAATAATCGCTTCCATGTTCGGTTGGGGCGGTGGCAACTGGGGCGGCGGCTTCGGAGGCTGGGGCGGCAACTCCGGCGCAGGCTTCCTTTCCAACCAACTCAACAACGACAGCGGTCGTGAACTTATCATGAATGCCGTAACGTCTCAGGGCGAAGCGTCCCGCACGGCAATTTCCAACCTGGCCAACACTCTCGGACAGGACTTCAACCTTGTCAACGCTGGGGTTATGAATGTCCAGAATGCCCTCCAGACTCTCGCCCTCCAGCAGGCCGTCTCCGTTCCTCAGATCATCAACTCCCTCCAGTCCGGCGACGCTAGCCTCATGAGTGCATTCCAGAAGTGCTGCTGCGACAACCAGCTTGCCATCTGTCAGCAGACCAATGCCCTTCAGAGCGACATCGCAGGAGTGCGTACCGCTATCGAGGCAAAGGCCGCAGCAGACCAGCTCGCAATGTGCCAGCAGACGTACAATCTGACGGACACAATGAATAGGAATTACTTGGCTCTTGACAACAAGATTGACGCTCTTGAGTCAAGCCGTAAGGACCGCGAGATTACTTCTCTGACTGCCCAGGTCGCCAAGCTCGAGTCTCAGAACTTCACTGCGGGCGTTGTACAGCAGGCCGTCGCTCCCGTTAACGCGGCATTGGCAGCTCTCGCTCGTGAAGTTGATGACATCAAGTGCAAACAGCCTTCAACTGTCAGCGTTCAGTACCCCAATCTCGTTGCTGTAAATGCCACACCGTATGTGGCCGGAGGTTTTTATCAGGGCGGATATGGTAACGGTGCTTACTATGGACCCGGATGGGGCTATGGCAATAACGGACTTATATTTTAGGAGGGCAAGACCATGTGTGATTGTGTTTGCATCGCAACGACCAATACACGTGGAGTGCCCTATCTCACCACAACCGGTGTGACCGTGGGTACTGACGCGGTGGATTTTACTCTGGGTTTCCGGAGTATCCCCCGCGTTGGTTACCTGACGATCCGCATCGCTGAGGCAATTCCCGAGGGAACAACCGGGACTCTCCCGGTCCGTTTCACCCTCAATGGGCAGACCCGCGCGTTGACTTCGTTTGGCGGCGTCGCAGTGACGGCGGCCGACCTCACGGGAGCGGGGATCATAACAGTCTTCTACGACTGGTTCAATAGCACCCTGCAAACCGTGTCACCAATTGTTTAATTATTAAAAAGTTTAACCTATGTTAAGTGGACTTAGGCAAGGAACCCCAGTTTACGTTCTGTACAAGAACGAACCGCGATTTGCTGTAGGCAAAGTTGCACAAGTCAGCAACCAATACCCGCCGCAGTTTAATTTTCAGCAACCTCTCAACCCCAACACAATGGGGATGATGGTGGATCTCTCTATAGAAGTGGACGGCAAGACGGAGACATATCCGAGAATCCCGATCAATTCCTCAATAGCGGAATTCCCCGACAAGGGAGTCATTTTGAGCGAGACCAGGGACGGAATCGTCAACGAGATCAATGTTATCCGTAACGCAAGCCAGACTGCGATTGACCAGGTGGATTTGCACAGGCGCATCATAGCGTCTTGCGACCAGCTTCTCTTGGACCTTAACCCCCAGCTCAAGCACGAGCAGGAGCAGGCCGGGAAGATAGCAAGGTTGGAAGAGCAACTGGCGGGAATGAGCGACCAGATAGCGGCCCTGACTGGGATGCTGTCTAAGTCACTTAGCAAGAAAAAGGAGGAATAAAAATGTCTTACAGAGTAATTAGCTTCCGAGGCAGGAGCGAAAGTCACGAGTTTGACGAGGCTCTTGAAATGGCGAAGGAAGGCATGGCTCGCGTTTGTGAGCTGGCCGAAGAAATGCGCGACCGTTACGGAGAGCGCGGAAACTACGGTGACCGTTACGGTATGCGCGGAGACTATGGCCGGCGAGACTGGGATGACGACGATATGTACGGCGAACGCCGTCGTCGGGATTCTATGGGTCGCTACCGCTAATGTAGAACAACGGGGCGGGGGAACTCGCCCCTTAACTAAAAAATTATGGCAGAAAGATTCGACGATTACGACTATATCCCGAAAGGAATGCGGGAATATTTGTCATACAATGGTCGCCATTTCAGCAAGCCGCTTTATGAGTGGGCTGTCCGCATGATGGACGGAAGGAATGGCGAGAAGATTAAGCCGGTCGAAAAGACTCTCTTCGATGAACGTATGAGGGCGAACGGCGTTACGCTAAAAAACGACAAGGGCTACGACGGCCCGTATGTCTGGTGTATGGCGACTTCTGATTATATGGGGTCGTCGATAAGCGACGAAATGCACCTGGCGAAATTTGTCAAGGACTACCTTGACGATCCAGACGGATCACCGACGCGGGCATTCGACGAATTCTATGCGAAGACAATGGCATTGGGCATCCCTATTCCATGGGAGGATGTGCTTTAGTCTGCATATCGGAAAGTACAGCCTTTATGAGTTTTATGCTTTCCTTTAAGACAACACATAATACATCTTCTATTGAAACCATTCCTTTCGGCTTCCCGCAATGAATAGTATTCTATTTCGTTACCGCTTGAATTTGTGCAGACTATTGCCTTCCCCATACAACGATTGGCGATAGAATAATTTTTTTCGGTCTTTGTGTTATGATGGTTTTCATAACATGTTGACCAGCGTAAGTTTTCTATTCTGTTGTCAAACCTGATGCAGTTTATATGATCAACTTGATTTCGTGCATTATCCAACGAGAAAAACGTGGACAGTACAAGCCTGTGCACATACTTGTGAATGGTTTTCCCGTCTTTGCGTAATTGCACTATCAAGTAATCATTAGGCATAACTGTTTGACGAAGAATTCGATTTGTGAGAAAAGATTTTATGCGACCGGTCGTTGAGGCTTGATAAGAACCTTCCAGCCCGGGAATGTCCTTCCAGACCTCGCCCGGCATATCTTCAAGAGATAGATTTTGATACGGTAACATAGAACAACGGTTTATAATTGAACAACGGAAAAATAAAGAGCGGAAGGCGCCGTTGCTTCGCTTTTCGGAGGGTAGCTACTCCCGTCCTATCCGCTCTACAAAGGTATAAAAAAAATTGACCATTCGCAAGACACATATCCGGAACTGGCAAATTGCTTTCTACTTTTCCTTTAACGCCTATGATAAAGGGATTATCAAGGACGCCCTTGTCTGGGCGGACGCTCCCGCTTCTATAATTCGACAGGCGACAGAAAGAGTCGGTTCCGGAAACCTTAATGAGGGATTCTGTTTTAGCAATCCAAAACTGCGCAGGAGCGTTGTCGGTGTCAGCGAGACCGTATCCGGACCGGAATTCCTCAATACGACAATCCACGAGATAGCACATGTCGCCATGCACATCGCAGAGGAGGACGGCATAGATCCGTATAGCGAGGAGCTGGCTTATCTCATGGGAGATATATCACACGACATATCGTATGTCGTCTGCGAGTTATCCTGCCCGCACTGTAGCCGTAAGGTCTGAGGCAAGTTTCGCTTACGGCAATAAGCCCCGGAGGTTCTTGCGGTTTTCCTCTGGGGCTTATCTTTAGTAGTGTATCGGATCTACGCTACCGAAGTCTTCCATCGTGAACGCACGAAAATAAAACCCCGCAAGCGGCACTCGCATCATAATGCAGAATGTCTCAATAGTGACATGCTTCGGGATAACTTTCCCCCGCTCTATTTTCGACAATGCTGAAGCCGTGCAACCGATCTGTTTTGCCACTTCCGCTCGGGATAGATTCTGTTCTTCCCGGAGTTCTCTAAATGCTTTTCCGAAATCCATATTATTTTTCCTCCTTTGATGTTACTTTAGCCAGAGGCTCTTTACCGAACTGAGTTGCTGGGAAAGCATCTACCGTGTAATGAGGTTTTGGCTCTGGACGATTCTTCCACAGTTCATAACGAATTGCTTGATATAAATCCCATACTATATCCGCATCATCGTCATAGTGGATTCCATAATCAGCATTGAATGGCTGATTCCAGAACCTACGTTTGATTTCCTTGCAAGTGTTCTCGGCATCCTCCCGCATCTTTTGCCAGCCACCTTCAAACTCATCGTCCATCATCTTCCCTGTGGCATCTTTGCATCGCTTCTCCCATGCCATCTCAAATAGGTCTTGATAAGCATGAGATTGTCCCTCAATGAGGCGAGGGAACTGGTCGCAGACATACGAGAGTAATCTTGCCTGCTTCTCTGTTAGTTCAATGATGTATTTCTTCGCCATGTTACCACAATGATATTTTAACGGCAGGACCTCCTTCTTCCGTGTCGATGTATTCAAAAGTCACGTCGTCAAGGACTTCATCTTCCAGGACAAGAGGCACGTCCCCTGAGGATAGTTGAAATGAAAGGGCCTGGGCTTTTCTGATTAATTCGTTAAGTGTCATTATTTTACATCGAATTTAGTTTGTCGATAGCTTGCTTAAATGCGTTTCTTTGTCCCCAAGCAACAGCATCATTATCTGAACGGACATCAAGTTTAAGTACCTCCTGTTCTAACCACTCTAACAGAGCGTCCTTGCGGATGTACTTTTCACCACCATTGTCTTCAAAGGACATAGCCATTAAATGTCCCTCTTCTCCGTCAATAGTTGTATCACATAAATGGCTTATGTATATCTTATCTGGTGCTTTCATATCAGTCCTCCTTAATTTTCAAGATACCAATTAGCATCACTGGGATATTTCCTTTCCATAAGTTTCACTATGTCCTTTACAATCTGGTCATAGAGTTCATCCGAAACTATCCTCCCAAGATGAATTGTTATTATATCTTCGTCTGTTTGATTTTCCATATCTTTTTAGTATATTTGCCCTGTGCAAAAAGTGTAATTTCGTCTCTTGTACAGGGTGGTGGCTTCGGCTATCACCTGTATTTTTTTTATTCCTCCTTTCGTTCAAACAATTCACAAGTTTCAGTTGACCGAACTACTTTTTTGTAGTATTTGTTTACTATTCTCTTAGAGCAACAGAGGGTATTGTCGTATCTAGCCCTCTGTTGTGAGAATTGACAATTACGACAAGTAGATGACTGTTTTCTGGCTTTTTGCTTTTCCTCTTGTTCTTGCTTGTAAAGATATGCGAGAGCCCTCCTTACAAGCGGGATGTCCTCCTTGTTAATATCTACAAAGATGATCTTTCCATCATCCTCATATCCGACATCAACATTTATTGTTTTTACATTTGGCATAGTTATTCCTCCTCTTCCTTTAAGATAACTATGCGAACTTTATCACCGTCCTTGAAGGGTTTGAGCCATTCCTGCATCCGTGGAATTTTAATCGTGCGAGATACATCCTGTGTTTCTCCAAAATATAGAACTTCTGCTTCCACCGCATCATTGAGCATCTGCTGTTTGTGAGCATCGAATCCTTCGCACCAAGTCTTTGCTTTAATCTTAGCAAATTCTCCACGGTCTTTTTGGTACTGCCACTCTGCTCCGGCTTGGAAAGCATCTTCATATTCAAGGCGATATGCCCAATCCGAGCAATATTTATCGGAGTATTTCTCCGCCGCTTCGTCAAGACTCTTGTCGGGCTCTTCCGAGAGGGTGTCGAGGAAATTTTCAAGGTCTCTCAAAGCATCACGTGCCCCATAACAGTTCTGCGAGTAGCCGTTGTTAAGGGCTTGATACTTTTCGGCTTCCTTGTTGAAATGAAGCCTTCGCCTTTCAATCTCTTGGCGTATCTTCTCTATCTTGTCCATATCTAAATCAATAGAAAGGGTGCGATGCTTTCGGGAAAATGCAAAAACCCTCTGGCTTTTCCAATGGCAGTTGGTTCGCACCCTATGGTTTACAATTTTTTTAGATCGTTGTAAAGTGACTTAAGACTAAGGTGGCAGGACTCAGAACCGGCATTATTCGGGTCATTGACTACCGCCAAGAGCATAGACATCTGATTCTCGTTGGGCTTCCAATGAGGCTGGGGGCGGAGGGATTTGAGCCAATCAACTTCTCTATCATAGGAAGTATCTCCATCCGTCTCTTTGTAGGCATATCGGTTCTCCTTCGATTCCTCAATGGATGAAATGCAAGAGTTAAGCATTTCCTTATCCTCCTCGCTCCACTCTGGAATCTCTCTGTGTGGATTCTTTACGGCTTCCTTGCCAACGTAGAACAGAATACCATTAGCAATATCTTTTGCAGTTTCATCGTCAATGAATACTGTTGATGATATGCCAGAACCATTTGGGTCATGATAGGTGAGCTTCCTTGTGATAAGCGAGCGAATGTTCTCGGTAAATTCATCCAAAGTATCTTCGTTCCACTCTGCGGGCTTCTGAACAACACCCCTCTTGAGGAGTTCTTCTTCTGCCATTTTCAAGATGGTCTCGGCACTGATGCCATATTCATATCCGTATGGCCCTTCTTTCTTGGTGCAGCTCCTCGTCATATACTCCGCAAGTTTGTATTTGAACGAATCGACTGGCTCTCTTTCATAGAAATGCTCATCAGTGACATATGGCATATCTTCCGCGGCGACTGGCTTCTGCTCTTTCTGCTTTTCGAGGTAGTTAAGGATATCATCTATTCTGACTCCATTTAGTTTGGTTGCTACATTGCCAATCTTATATGATGTGAAATAATCAACAAGGAATTTCCTTATACTTTCGTCCTCTTCTGCTGATGTTTTGCTACTATCAGCAACACATTCTTTCTGCCTTTCGAGGTAGGAAACCCATTCATGTTCTTGTTTCTCTGGCACTCCGCTTGCCTTATACAAAATATAGTGTATTATCTCCTTCCTTATCTTCTCGTCCTCGCTCTCTGCTTTCTTGCATAACCCGTATTGCTCCGGGTTTTCAACGATGCTCGTTTGGCCAGCCTCAAAGGACTTTTGTAAATCATCGGGTGCGTGTTTCGGAACTTTCTGCTTTTCGAGCCAAGCCGTCCATCTATCTGCGACATCCTTGTCAATATCAAAGACTCTTGCTTTATCAACGGCATCTAATAACTCTTTCCTTATCTTCTCGTCCTCGCTCTCGCGGAGTTCGGGGAAGATACTCTCAAGACATATCTTCTCCTTGTCAGAACAGCCGTCCTTAATCCATTGCGTTGCCGTTTTGAGCGCGGCCTTGTACATCTTTTCGTAGTCCATAATTATTACCATTCCAGTTGTAATTGTTTAACATCAAAGTCGGTTTCCACGGATTCCCCGTCTTCGTCCGAGCACTCAGCAGTGAGGTCGGTCACTTCGTAGTGGACATCGCATTCAGTGAAGGTCTGCCAGTTCCCCCATGCCCCGTCACTAAACCTTGTCTCCGTGTAGTCCGCAGTGTACCAGCCTTCCACTGTCAGCAGGTATTCCCCTTCGTCCCCGACCATGACCTCAATCTCTATCGGCCCTCCGTCGGAGTCCACCTGGCGGTCAATCTCCTCCTGTATCCTGCGGTAGTCGTCTTTCGTAATATGTATCATATCTCACCTTAATTTGAAATCATCGTAATCTTGTTCCGTGAACGTCCCCTTGTACGGGACTTCATCGTGTCTGTGCGAACCCATCTCCAAGTTCTGGAGGATGGTGTGCCACTTGACTTTCTCCTCGTCCGTCCAAGCCACCGACACAATCCGCATCATCCATTGGACGAGTTCGTTGGCATGGAGCCGGAAGTCGTCGCCCGACTTGATGCCCGCTCCGTAGGTAGTCCTCTCCACCCAGCCGGACAGCACCCTCTGGTACTCGACCTTCGCCTGCCGCAAGTAGCGGGAGTAGTTGTGGAAAGAATCGCGTATATCCGTTCCGATGCCGTGCTTGTAGTCCTCATATCCTTCCTTGCGTAAGACTTCGTTATACGCCTCGGAAATGCGTCCGTCGAGGTGGTTGAGCACCAGTTCCGACATGGAGAGCAGGAGCTGGAGCAGCACCATCTCATAGGGGATGGTAGTGTCGCCCTCGATATGGGCGATTATCTTGTCAGCCAGTTGGCGTTTTGCTTCTTTCATGCTTTCTTCCTCCGTCCTATGGCAATCACTTCTTCACCCTGGTTGTACTGGTTGAACACGTCAAGGGCTTCTTCAAGGGTATCCTTTAGTAGCCACCCGGCGAACCGCCAACCGAAAAGACCTCGCTTCTGGATGATGAACTGCGTCTCTCCATCTATAGTCAGTCGCTTCACGAGTCTTGTTTTCATATCACTATCACTTTTATAAATTGATCTTTCTTTACCTGTGCCCGCAGATGCCGCAGGATGTCCTCGGCAATCGCGTCCTTCGTGAACCCTTCCCTGGGTTCTACCTTCAGCCGCCCGACCTTGCCGGACTCGCGAAAACAGAAGGCGGTCATGATTCAAAGAGGATAATTGTAAAACATTCCACATTGATTTCCGAAGCGAAGAACTCAACTTCGTCGTGGACCAAATGGCAACTGAGTTTACCTGCCATCATTCTCATGGCGATTTCCACAGCTTTACTATCAGCGAAGACCCCGCCAATCCTTGTGCCCTCTGCCATTATCTCCCATACTCCATTCTCGACAGAGACGGCGGAAAACGTCTTTGGTCGCATCGGTATCGCCTTGTTAAAGGCAGTCTTAATCCCCTGCCATATCGGGATAATCTTGCTCCGCTCTGCATTGTAGAGCTTCCGTTTCAATTCCTTTGTCATATTCTTAGCGTGCTTTAAACCGCAGTTCCTTTGCCCATCTGCAAAGAGTCGCTGCGGATAATTTTTTCCCATTCCGTGAACTATATAAAGAAGGATTCTCATCATAAAGTTCTCCTGCAATTTGCAGAATTTCTTTTTGTGATGTCCCTCTCAGAATCTCGCGTTTCACCGCAGAATATAATGGAGAGGCTTTCCTCCATTTTTCCGCGTCTGTCGCGTGCGATAATGCAGCAGCAGTTACTGCCGGTGTCGTATCCGCTCCTTTAGGCCGACCTAGTTTTTTAGTCCACAAGCCCTTCTTGGAGATAAAACCTCCCTGCGTGCGTATCGCATCTTTTCTCGCGTCGATCGCGGATTGTGTCCTTTGGACAATCATCTCCTTTTCAACCTGGGCGGCAAAAGACAGCGAGAAGAATATCATCTCGTCAACTGCCTTCAAGTGAGCACAATCCAAATCAAGCCCCATCTTGATTACTACCAAGCGGACCTTTCTCGGTTTGAGTTCCGCATTGATTAGCATATTCAAGTCACTCATAGACCTGCCCAGACGCGAAATCTCAGAGACGACCAATATGTCGCCTTCCTTCATCTTCTCAACGAGCCCCTGCAGATGTCTATCCTTGTAGGATACTCCACCAGAAACGCCTTCATCCTCGACCACGGCATCTATAGTGATACCGCGAGGCTCGGACCATTCCTTGATGGCCTGGACTTGCTGGATTTTATCCTGCGATGTTGTACTGAAGCGGATATATGCGTATGTCATGAGAGTTTAAGACCGTTTCTTTTGAGAAGATCTTCGAGGTCCATCATTGATTTCGCTCCAAAGTTGCGGAGTTTCATGAATTCCGTCTTCGGGATTGAAACAATATCGCCGAGAGTAATCTCATCAGCATCTTTATTAAAGAAGAATTTAGAGAACCTGACTGCATTATAGAGGCGGACGGGTATACCGCAATCCACCAGAATCTTATTGCGAGGGTCAGCAGGGTCTTTAGCGGGGACAACTTCGACATCGCCTCCCATATCGAAGTCCAAGTATTCGGGAGCGAATACATGATATCCGTCAGAGAATCCGTCGAAACACCCTGTCTGCGAGAAGTGAGGCTGCACGTCAACCTCGAAAGGAGAGCCTTTGATTTTTGCTTTTGCCATAATATTATCGCTTTTCATTGAACAGCTCCGGAATAAATGCGAGTCCGCAGAGCAAATATACTAATATAAACATCTCTTTTTTTTTATGTTCCTAACAAGAATTATGCCGTTCTATTATCTGTGATTGATATTGTGCGTGCCATGACTTATCCCTCCACTGCTATAAGACTTCCTACAGTAAAGCACCTCCATCCTTTCGCCACGCAGTCCCAGAACTTCACCAGCGTCGGCACATCCGGCTTCGCCTCACCCTTCGGCTCCCAGAGCGTGCCATCCTCCTGCACCATCTTCTCTCTGCAAAGCGTTCCGATCGCCTCTCTCAACGAGCCATCCTTCTTGGTAAAACTGAACTTCACTGCCCTCTTCATCATTTCGCTTTCGAGCAGCATCACTTCGTCGGCTTTAATTTCTGTCAGACCGAGACTGACAAGATTCTCTTTCGTTTTCATAATAAATTAAAGATAATAGGGTTCTGATAATTGTTTTTCCAGTTTTAATATGCACTCATTTTTCAACTATTTCAAGTTGCCGTTTCAGTTCCTCGATATGTTCCCGGATTGTCTCCGGCCCTTCGTAGACTCGCCATCCATTCGCGACTCCGTTGTAGATCGCAGCCCTCTGGATGTGGGCGAAGGTTGACCTCGCGAACTTTGCCGCTCCGTTGATGCTGTCAAAATGTTGTTTCTCTCCCGTCTCCTCATTGACGAGAACAATTGTCCTTTTCTTAAATACTCTCATCTTGTCAATAAATCTATGTATTTTTTCCACTGACCTGCGGTGTCAAACATCCGCCATTCATCACCAATAAGGCTCTTGTAACCTTTCCCCCATTCGTAAAGGGTGAATCCCTCGTAAACTATCAGTGCTGTCATACGAGGTCATTAAGGTAATCAATTGCCTCCTGAATGGAGGAATCTGCATCCTCCATTGTGCTGATAGCCTCCTCAGACTCGGAATACCTGTCAGTCTCCTGTAGACTCTCCGGAGTGTTGTCGTAAGCCTCCTGCTCTTCGTCGTGAATCCATTGCAGGTCTGCTTGCAATTCCATAAGTTTGTCCACTACCCTTTCAATCTCTTTCCTTCTTTTCGCGTTCATAATCTCTGTCCTTTAAAAAGTTAATAATAAATACTGTAGCAATTCCTACTATTAGCCAGCCCATATCAGTGTTCCAATGGAGCCCCAATGCCACGGCCAGTCCTATCGTAATCAAATATTTCATAGGTTTTGTACTTACAAAAACTATACCAAAGTCAGTATGTCCTCCTCCTTCCCGTCTTGTATGACAGGCATCAGAAGGATAATGCCTTTGTCCGTCTTGGCATAGACCGCTCTGCGTGCATCTTTGACATAGAGTTGCGTTGCCCCTAGGTACTTCATTGCTGTTACGATTTTATCGAACAGTTCTGCTTTGAGGCAGGCAGGACCGACAGACACTCTCCATGAATACGCGAACTTAGTGCCCTTTCCGTACTCCGTCTTGTACTGTGTCCGCTTCTCTTCGAGCCAATCGTAGAACTTCTGTGCGTCGAACTCATACGGCTTATAGCCATCCTCGTCATCTCTCGGGAGAACACTCCTCCATTTCGGATAAGTAGCCGGCTCTACGAAACTGCCATCCTTCTTGAGAATGGTATGCTCGAATTCTTCTGCATATTCCGCCTTCTCCGCGAATAAGAGATGAGTGTCGGAAGCAACACGCCACCCCTCGTCATGGAAGACCCCGGTCATGACTGGACGGAGGTTATCTGCTCTATAAACATAGTTATAGATGTCAAACTTGCTGCCTTTCGGCTTGGAGATGGATTCCGCACGGATGACCTCCTTGATAAGGTCCGCCATGTATTTGTCATCATAAGTGTAAGATTCTCCGTTGTAACGTGCGTTGAGGTTATTGTAAACCTCGGAAAGTTTGGTGATTGATGTCTGTTTCATACTGTGGTGTTTTTAATTAAATGAATTGAAATTCTCTGACTTGTCCACCCGAATAGTCCTTGCCTATCCAGTCGGGAACGATCTGTTCCAATACTACGAGGAAAGTCTTGAGGTCATCGCACTGCACATGCTCTGTGCCGAACTTCTCGACCATATACTTGTCAGACTTGTCTGTCCAACTCGTGATGTGCCAACCTCCGCCCAACTCCTTCGGGTACTTCTCCACGTGGAAGTAGATGTCAAGCACCCTCTCCCACGGATAGTATTCGGGTTTGTCGCGATTGACCTTAACCAGCACGTTCTTGGGCTGCGTATTGAATGCGCCACGATAGCCGGCGCTCTCTAATTTAATCTGCATCGTTAGTCCTCCTCCGTTATATTTTCCATATCGGTATTCTCGAAAGCCTCCGGGTCATCCTCGTACTCGCCTGCGTTGTACTTGTCGCTCGCAAGTTCTGCGGCCTCCTCCTCGGACTCGGCCTCAACCGTGATGTCCGTCCATTCGTGGCGGTGGAATCGGAAGGTGTACTTTTTCTTCTCGCACCTTTCAATTATTGCCTTAACCACGCTCGGTAATAGATGAACCACCCTACACCAATGGCCTCCATCAAACAGTTCGTCATTGTAGTCTGTCTCGAAGTCATCGGATGATCCGAGATACTGGTTTAGCTCGCCACGGAATCCGTAGCGGTCATTCATATCGAAAAACCTTGCCCCTATATCTTCTCGATGCTTCCATAAACACTCAAAAATAACGCAGTCGGATGCCTGCTCCAACCATGCACGGTCAAACATCTCAGCATTGGCCAGCCATAAACATAAGATTGTCATAATTATTAGAAATTGAGGTTGTATTGATATTTCTCGCCCACCTTAGTGAGTTCGTGGTTGAACTTGTAGTTCTGATTGCGCACCTTGACAACTACCGCCCAAAGTTCGTCCTCCGACAAATCCTTAAGCCTTCGCCATTCTTCATCTACAAGCGCACACACTGCCTCGAAACCGTTGTGCGCCCTGGTGTTCCCACCAAATATGCCGGATTCAAACCTGCGATAGAACTCTGGGAAGATCCTATCGGAAACCGCTTGCCTCATCTTCCCATCCTTGCGTTTTTGGATCTCCTCATCAGACAGAAGGCGTGCCACCTCCTTGAACATTGCGACAAGTTCTTTGCGCTCTACGGTGATGGGATAACGCTCACACTCCCCGTCATTATACCACTTGCCAGGGATTTTATTGTTTCCACTGATGGCGTTCCACAGAGGCATACATTCGGTCCCGTCAGTCCTGTCGCCCTGCCAATAGATGTCAATTGAAACCCTGCCCTCTGAGTTGAGGTGCACTCCCTCGATGCCGTGCGACCAGTTGTAGTTGTCGTGGACATACTCCCTGTCGAAAGAAATGGACTTCCAACCGTAATTCTCGCTCCAGGCAAACTCCTTGTCCGAAAGGATGTCCTTCATTACCGATGCGGCCTTGTCGAGATTGCCGCTTGTTAGCACCGCTATGTATTCTGCTGCGTTCATAATTACCACTCTTTTTTTTATGCTTGCTCAACTTTCAACTTCAGTCCCTTTAACGGATACCAACCGATTTTCTTCATATCAGCGATATACCGCTTTTGATAATCCTCGGCTTTCTCCTTGCTATCAAATTCGTAAGAAGAGTTAACCACTCCGTCAACGATTGTCTTGAATAACCATTTCATAACTAATACGCATAGGTTTTCGTTTCCGTTCTGTTGGTTCGCACATCATACTTCCGCACCGCCCAGGTCGCGGGCCGGAAGATGTACTCGGTCGAGTTGTACCCGCCCTGAATTTTCCTCGTTCCGTAAGTCGTGAAGCGCAGCGTGTTTCCTTCCCCCCTCAGCTGACGGATGCCGTTCTTGTCGGCCATGTCCAAAGCAAAGGCAATCTGCTCATTTCGCATGATGCCGTCCCTGTCCTTCGCCCACAGGTCTGGGCTGTAGTTGATTTCTTTCATACTATTTCTACTCCTATACCTTTAATGTTTTCCTTAATGTACTCTCTCGCCTCCTGCTCGCTCTTGAACTCTCTGTGCTCTCTCGGACACGGCCCAAAGGACGGGCCATAACTTAGCTCCGGCAAAACGAGGCACATGCCACGCTCGCCCAACAACTGAATCTTTTTCATCACGCAGCCTCCATCATTTCATATTCTTCCTCTTCGTAATCCACCCATGAGAAATCCTCGTAGCAGCAATACCATTCCCAAAGCAGGTCGGCATTGTCGTACCGCTCGAAGAACTCCTCGATACTCTCACCCTCAAAGCCGTCCTCTCGCTCTTCCCCCTGGGCATAGCTCATAAACGAATCGAAAAACTCGCAGACAGAATGAGCGTCAATGCCAAAGCTGTTCTCATAGTCCGCAATGAATAGTGAATTCAGGACAATCTCTTGACGGAGTGCCCACAAATCTTCTCTCGTAAAATCTTCAAACTTTTTCATAATACCATTCCTATTAATTTCCCATACACATCCAACAACAAGTCCTCCAAGACCTTTCGGTCAAGGCTCGTTACATCGTCTTTCTTCGTGGCCGATTCTATCCTGTGAATCACTGCCCACACATCATTCACAATCGCGTCGCTCATACTCTAAATACGTTTCTAAATTCTCGGTCGTCAGTTCATCCTCCGACCATCCATCAGCCAAAAGCCCGGCCAAAAACTCCTCCGGCACGGGCTCTCCAAAAGCATAAACTGTCTTCATACGCTTATTATCTCCTCTATATCCAACTCTTCCCACTCTATCTCGTTATCCTCCAGGACTCCAACAATCTCGTCATACAGCCCCGGGAAGGCCATGCTTAGAGGGCATCGCATCCGGTCCATGTAACCCCAAGCAATACTCACTTTCTCGTCATAGTCCTCGATGCTTCGCCGGCACAAATTATCCAACTCCTTAATCGTACTCATAATACACCTCCACTTTCTTCGCGTCATCCAAAGAATCCCACCATTCTTGAACCGCCTCCACAAACTCCTCGTATCCATCCTCTTCACTATAATCCGTCCTCTTCAATCCCGAAATCTTCTCCATCATATCGAAGTCGGTGCCGGGAAACCAATCCTCGGCATCCTCCAAGTCACTCTCACTCCATCCCTCCTCGTATGCCTCCCAATCGCGATAACCCAACCCCTCCGCAATCATATCTCGCTCGAACCACAGGATGTCATTGATGGTTGTATCGGTCGGATCATCCAAACCCAATCCGTCAATCCAACTCTCGACCGCATCCACATCGTTCTTTTCTTTCAGTGTGTCCAGCGTATCCTTGCCGCCAGACCATGCCGGGAAGTCCCACAGGCTGCTTTCTACTTTGTATTCCATAACTAAAACAAACTTTCTCCGTCAAACTCTTTGACTGCACCCTTAATCTTCTCAATGAGGTCGGCAGTCAGTTCAACCTCATCGTTCCATTCATCATCCAACCCCAATTTCCAGATGGCTCCGTCAATCAGTGCTCGCACGCCTTCAATGACCATGCAGACCATATAGGCTTCGGGATTGTCAAATGGGTTGTGCAAATTATCTCCGAAATTGTCCTTCTCATACTGCCAATAGTCGGCAGCTTCCCAACGCCACTCGGCGAGGTAATCCATCGCCTTAGCCGTCGAGTAAGTCAGTGTCCCATCGCAGTTCGGTCCCTCTGTCAGAGTGAATCCCAGGTCGCACAAATACACCTCTTGTCCCTCGTACCCGTCAATGTGCTCAAGTACGTAGTTCTTGCAGTAGTCGATAAATGTTTCCATAACTATTCTTTGTTGTCTAATGCATCAAGAAAACCATAAATAAATCCGCGACGGCAAGAGTCTTGGGCGTTCCTCTCGTCCTCGTCCGCATACTCTTCCTCCGGGAACCTATCCCATGCAGCCGCTTTTGCTCGGAACATCTTTTCGTAGTGGTCCATCTCCCCGGTCAGGTCGGAAAGCGCATCCTTCAGGTTTTCCAAAAGGTCTCCGCAGCAGAAATGCGGGTTATTCTCGTCCACCGGCTTGTCGAGCACCGAATCAATTATCGGCATCAACTTCTGAATGTTCTCAATCATTTTCTCGACCCTCTTCTTGTTAGGTCTGAAGAACTGCCCAATAGACAGTCCAAAATCGCTTTTTAATGTTTCCTTTTCCATAACTATTCCTCCTACTTGATATTATGACACTCTCACCACTATCACCCCGTTGTAAACAAAGTCCATCAGCACCTCGCTGACCGACATCTGCTCAATCCGCCCGCGTTCCTCAACATCAAACCCGAGCCCATCAAGCTCATCGTACTTGGCCGCCTGGGCAGCCCATAGACCGTCATTGTTGTACTCGGCCGTGTTGATAATCAACCACATCCGAGCATCACCTTCAATCGCTTTCATAACTACAGATAACTCACTGCGGACTCCGTTTCGCTCAGCATTACGGATTCCTGGTTGAACACTTCCTTCAGTGACTCGATCAAACCGGTCACCTTCGGCCGGATGTCGTCGCCCGCTATCTCAATCCTCAAACTCGTTTCCACTACGGGCGTCCCGTCCTCGTGCGTATAAACACCATACGCCTGGCTGATAGTTCCAAATCCAATCCTCGATAGAACCAGATTGTTCGTCACCTTGTACGCCTCAATCGTGTCGTACTTCTGTGTTTTGCTGTCCTTGTCATTCAGACCCAGCAGAATTGTGTAAGTCTTCATTGTAAACTCTTTTGCTCGTCTTCGGAACCCGTCCAAGCCGGTCCCATCGCTTATTTGCAAGCCGGCCCCAGTCCCCCAGAGCCGGCCCGTTCACTACTCTTCGCCCTGCTCCGCACACCAGCGGAGAACAAGGACGCTAAGAATCATTATCCCAATCATCGCTCGCCCTCCATATCTTCGAAAGCCGCCTCCGCTGCACCGTTCACCTCTTCCTCCAACTCGTCCGCCTGCTCCAACGTCAACTCCACATCAAACCCCTCCTTCGCTATCTGCCTGATCTCGTAAGCCGTTACGGCCCCACTGATGGCAATCACTCCCAGCAACGCCACCACTATCTTCTCGAAACTATTCATCCCACTTTATCGTTTCAGTCCTCACCATAACCATCCATGAACGGTACCCCTTGAAGACCTTCAAAATAGTCCCCTCGGAAACCGCCTCGAGCAGTTCGCCCACGTTCGTCCGCTCGTCCCCGATAGGGAAGCGAAACCATGTGTAATCCTTGTCCGCGCTGTCCAAAAATTCAGCGTCCACAAGCCAATTGCCGTTAATCGTTGCTTTCATCGTTGCTTTGTTTTTGTTGGTTATACATAATTGCGGTGGCTCTTCCGCATCTTGTTCGTCCTCTTCGCCCGCTTGTTCATCCGGCGGTCGATTCCTGACAGGAATGAATCCTCGTCCCATGTCGTCCGGGCCAGCCTATCGGTCGCCCAGTCATACTGCGTGTAATTGCTCATAACTCGTAGAATTTTCCACCCTTAATCTGCCAATGCTCGTTCAAGAGCTGTTCGACCTGCCATGGCTTGCTCGATAGGGCAATCGCTTCACAGAAATTGCTAATCATCGTTGCTCTGGTTGCTCCGTCCTCGGGCATCCGCACCCGTGCAGGCAGTTCAAAGACAAACGTTCGTCCAGCCATCGTTCCAATAACTTTTTTGCCGTCTATCCGGCAGTCCTCCCTATAGGGGGCAATCTGAATTGTTTTCATAACTCGCTCATTTAAATAGTTCGTGCCGGCACGTGGTAACGCTCCACGCTCCGGCAGCCGTTCGCGTCAATCCCTTTGCCTCGTCCACTTCGGACAAGTATGGTAATAACTTTCAACGCCATAGCAAATCTGTCGCTCGGGATCTTCGGCTCCCTTGCAACATCGTAATTTCGCTTTTCGTTCGTCCTGGTTCGAGGTCATCGGGTCGGGTCGCTTCCGGATCATACGGCATTTATAGCAACGCCCTCGCTCGCCTGAGTTGTGCCAGGCCACACTTTTATTATAGTCCCTTATCGTTCTCGTTATTCGTTCTTTTTCCGCTACCGTTCAAACCCCATAACGACCTACCAGGCGGAACCGTTCGGATATAGTTCAACCGTTCAAATCGTTATGTATATGGATAAAAAACGCCCCGCGTTACTTTCTCTTTCACTGCAACGTGTTCGGGACTTTCCGACGCAACCGGATTTTTTCAAAAACTTGCAAACCCTATTATTTGCAAACCCTTGAAAAAATCTGTTTACTATGTCCTTTGATTTTTTGCCGTTTTGGAATCAATTCAGACCACAAAACAACAAAATTGCAAATTCATGCAATACCGGAATATTAAAATATAAATTTATCCGGATTTTTAGAACCTTTGCAAAGTTTCACCCTTGCAAAGATTAAAAAAGGTTTTTTATTCCCTTGTTACATTTTCGGAACTTATAACGGTGTGAATTTTTTCGAAATTTCCACCCTTTGCACAATACAAAGCGTTTTTTATTGCTTTTTTGAGGACTGCAAGATAACCTACAACAGTTTCCGTGTTTTTCACCTTGTACTCAATTGAAACAGTGCCGTTTTCGTTTTCGGTTTTGTATGCGTTCAAAAATTCGTCCTTATCCGATACAAGGGTATAATACTTTTTGCAAAGTTTGTCAATATCCCCACCGAAAACACGATTTACCAAAGTATCAACAAAACCGTTATTCCCATTCTCTTTCAAATATTCACGAAAAGCAATTTTTGCAACTTTGTTAGATTTAAGGAATAAAATTGTATCGTTTGTTTCCGTGGTTTTGTTTAGTGTACTTTCTTTTACGATACTTTTTGCAAGTGCTTGAATTTGCTTTGCATCATCTTTTCCGAACTTGTTAACAAGTTCTGAAAAACGGTTTGCAACGTCTTTGCATGTGGTGCAATTTACCGCAATTTGCTCCGCAACTTTTTTAATATCAATTGTTTTCATAATAAAATAGTTTTTAATGTGTTTTACTTTGTTTGCTACAAATATAGTATTTATTTTTTATACTACCAAAATTTTATACAACTTTTTTTATCTTTCTTTACTATTCACTTGCTAATTGTCTATCAAAGATATATTTGCGAAGTTTGTAGTATCTATCGTAAACATTCCATAAATCTAGTGCAAATCCGTCTGCATTTTTCCATGCATTAAATGTTTCTTTACATTTTGCGTCCGCTTTGTTCCATACTTTTTGCCATTTCCAAAAATTGCTCATAACTATAAGTTTTTAATATTTCTTTCTTTCCTTTTTCCACTACAAAGATACGGCAAAAATTTAATACTACCAAAAAAAATGATGGTCAAAACTTCTCCAAAAATGTCCTTTTTTACGCTTTTTGTTAAAACATTGATTTTCAATTAGTTACATTATACCTATATAATATAATACGGAACTACCTATTAAAACGTTTTAGATCCAGACAGCACCACACAAAAAAAATGTGTCCTACCTACCTAATACACTCAACCTGACAAAATGGCAGTCAGACTGACAAAATGGCATGACAAAATGTCAGGCCAAAATGTAACAAAAATGTTACATAAAATTAAAACGTTGTAACTAATTGATAATCAAAGCGTTACCAACATCAAAACGACCGTTTTAATACTGAAATGCAAAGGGTTAAAACGTTTTAAATCCGGAAAGGGGTGCAAGGGGTAGGGCCAGGGCAACGCGGGAAAGACCGTGGTTAGATTCTGAAATTTTTTTTCATGATTTTTTGGCTGTGTAGGGTGATGTATGGCAAAACGCGAATAACCGACCAGTGTTCACACTTCCCTACACAACTTAAGTATGTAGTTATCAAATACTTTATCTGTGTTGTGTAGTTTGTGTAGTTAGGTATTAATTATCAAGTGGGTTGTTGGCAAATAGGTATATAGTGCAGAGAAAATAGAATATATAAGGGTTTCAGCCTACACTGCCTACACGACCCTGCACCGAGAGTGCTGAGAGGGCGATTTTTTGTGTAGTCTCCCTACACGGACCCTACATTTTTTTTGCATTTTTCAGAAAAAGGTCTATTTTTGCCGAAAATTCAAGTTTAAATTTTTCGCAGTATGAGTAAGCGGATTTTGTTGTCGATGCGGGATTTTCGCATGTTTTCGGGTCTGGAGGAGGCATCCGAGGTCCTGGGAGTGACGCCGGTGGCGGTGTCGAAGGCTGTCAAGGAGTGCCGGGAATGCCAGGGCGTGTTGCTGAGGTGGGTCGAGAGGATGTACGCGGTGAAGGTGAAGGGCGGAGGCTGGGTAGTGGCGGGGCTCTCGGGAGATAACCGGAGGTATGTGGCTCCCGGGGACATGCCCGTTATAATAAAGAGGTCGGATGTAGAGAAGGTGAAGGAGATCACCCCGTGTTGGTATGGCACGGAGTTTGCTGGTGGAGTCGATTTCAAAAAGCATTAAGAGATATGATAGCTAAAGAGTCATTGAGGCTGGGGCAGAGCGTCCTTTACGGCGAGTCCCGCGTGAAGTCTGTTGTTGAGATGCTGGCCCAGACGTTTGCGGTCCTGTCGGTTCCCGGCGAGGGCGAGGTGATAACAGGATACGGAGACGTGTATGGGTGTGTTCAGGGGCAGGCGTGACGTCCGGTTCGCGAAGGTGGACGGTCGTTACAGCGTGAGCGACGACGGTCGGGTCTGGTCCGGCGGGTTGCCTTTGGAGCCCATCGGCGGTGTGGGGGTGAACCTGCACGGCAAGAGGGTGAAGATAGCGTACCTGGTTGCCAGGGCGTTCGTGCCGAACAGCGAGTGCCGGAGGTACGTGCGTCACAAGAACGGGGACGTTGCGGATAACAGGGCGGAGAACCTGGAGTGGTGCGACGAGAAGGAAGGAGGGAAGAGGGGCAGGAAGCCTGCGGTGAGGTGGTGTAAGGCATGGGACCGCGAAGGAGAGTTGATAGGGATGTGGCAGTCAGTCCGGGATGCCAGCCTGGGCTCCGGGGTGCGGGAGGATTTGATCCGGTCGTGCCTCAACGGCAGGCAGAAGACTGCTGGGGGACTGTACTGGCAGGACGCCTGAGTTTGGATATGTCGTAGAAAAGTGGTAGATTTGTGGCCGGAAATTATGAATCTGATGAATCTAAAAAGGGAGGACCTGGAGCGGGAGTTCGAGGTCCGCAAGGCGGCACTGATAGAGGTGCGAGACGAGCTGGACCGGAGGGACCGGATGGTCGGTAGGCCCAGTGTCGAAGTGGATTACTGTAAATACGTAGAAGAAGATGCAGTTGAATGAGTACCAGAAGGCGGCGATGGAGACATGTCTGCCGGAGAGCGAGAATTTCGCTTATATGTTCCTCAACCTGGCGGGCGAGCTGGGTGAGTTTGCCAGCAAGGTCGGCAAGTTGGTCCGGAAGGGCAAGCTGGAGGTGAGCGAGAACGAGTTGCTACCCGTGGAGGATGGCATGGACATGGATGAGTGGGAGGCTGCCGAGGAGGGTCTTATGCTGGAAGCCGGCGACGTGCTCTGGCAGTTGAGCGGTCTGTGCAGTGTGATGGGCTGGGATTTGGAGACGGTAGCCAAGCGGAACCTGGAGAAGTTGTCGAGCAGGAAGGCCAGGGGTGTCGTAGCCGGGGAGGGCGATTACCGATGAAGATAGAGACATTGGAGATTGCGGGATTCCGCAGTGCTTTCAATGCGTTGAGGCTGTCTTATGGGAAGGAGGAGCGGAGCGACGCTCGTCTGCAAGGAGGGGTGGTTGTCGGTGTGGATCCCCGCGACCTGGAGTTGCTTCAGCGGCTGGTGAGGGCTGGCGACGAGCACGCGAAGGTGTTGCGTGGAGTGGTGGTCTGGGCGAGGGTGACCGCACCGGTGTACTGGTGGTGCGAGGAGGAGACATACCGGGCGGGTCACGAGAGGCTGATGAGCGAGAGCACGATGCATATCGACTGCAGGGGGCTGAGCGGGGCTGAGTTGCAGAAGGCGAAGTCCGAGATTCCGATGGGGAAGGAACTGACGAAGGTGGGGTACTTCTCGTACCAGTGCCTGCGTCGGATATGGTTGCAGAGGAAGAACCACCGTCTTCCGGAATGGCACGGGTTTTGCAAGTGGATTGAGTCATTGCCGATGGCGAAGGAATTGATAACAATAAATACTGAGAAAGATGAGTAAATTCAATTGTGGCGAACATGTGTATTTGTTCAACAGCCTCTCGATGCGGATCGAGGAGGATGATGTCTATGGTGCTTTGTATGTGCCTGTTCCTCTTGAGGGAGTTCAGCAGGACTCCGGGAAGAGCATCAAGGAGAAGCTGGATGCCGGCCAGATGATAGTGAAGGAGCAGTATCAGCTCTGCGGTCATCAGGGCATCGTGGATGCGGACGTGCTTTTCGCGAGCGAGTCGGAGTGCAAGGAAGCGTACAGGAAGTTCTTTTCTGAATAACGGCGGTATCGGGAGTAAATAGCGTGGATGCCGACACCGCATCCGGGTACGTCTGCAATATGAGGGACTGAACCCCGCCGGCTTTTCTTGTGTGGTTAATAGTATGTAGGTTCCTCGGAGAAAGTTGTCCCGATGTAAAGCTCATACGGCAATTGCAGGCAGGTGTGACGGCGGGGAGAGACCCGCATTGGACGCGGACAGTGGTTTGGGAGGTTCGAATCCTCCCCGCGTCGCTTGTTTTTTCGAGAAGTCTTTTTTATTTTTGCAATCCGGCGCTTAGGGGTACGGCGCAGAAAAGGGAAATACAGCCGGAGCAGCCAGGGAGTGCCCACCTTTCTTATGAGAGGCCCTGTCTGTCCCGGCTTTTTTAACTGAAAACCGCAAGAATTCAGTGAAATACGATTACATCATAGATTATCTATGTTCGACTGCCGGTCCGTCTATTGACGGAGCAGGGGCGTCGGACCAAAGCATCAATAAATCGACGGAGGGGGCGATGTGCCTGGCTTTCCGTAGGTATGTCTGCGGTGTAGACGGGGATAAGGGCTGCGATTTCTTCAAGATGGACGAGGATGACCAGCTTTTCGTGTTCAACGGGCAGTATTATGAGCTGACGAAGGAAGAGATGTTGTCCGAGATTATCTTGGAGACGATGCAGAGGATGAACGTAGGTGTGGTTTATCTGGCGAATTCGGCTGTCCGGATCAAGGATTTCTGCGTAAATAAGTTAAAAGCGGACGAGAGATGCCGTTTTGAGGCTGACCGAAGGTACGTATGCTTCAAGAACGGCATTTTTGATTGCGAAACCGGGCGTCTGGAGCCTTTTGATGTGAAGTACAAGACTGATATTATCTTGGATTTCAACTATGTGGCTGATGCTAAGTCGGCATTATGGGACAAGGTGCTCGCCCAGACCGTCCCGGACGTGAATATGAGGGAAACTTTCCATCAGTATTGCGGTTGTTTTCTTGCCAAGCGCTCTGAGTACAAGATTGAGTACATCTGTTTCGTCGTTGGTGAGGGCCAGAACGGCAAGAGTATCATTTGCAAGGCTGTTATCAATATGTTGGGGCATAATGTAGCCTCTTCCTACAGTCCGGAACAGCTTTTTAAGGGCGGAAACCAGGCGGAATACCACTTAGCGGACGTGAACGGCAAGATTGTGAATTATTGCGACGATGTGAGCAAGAAAGACTTCTCCGGTGGCGATTTCAAGGCGTTTGTGTCCGGAGGGGAGTTCACCGGCAGGCATCCGTACTCCAGAAGGCCGACGAAAGTGACCAAAGTGCCTCTTATGCTATGTTGTGCCAACGGTATGCCGCCGACCACCGATGATACGGACGGATATTTCCGCAGATTCTTGATAATTCTCGCTCCAAATAGGATTGATGACAGGGATAAGGACGTCACATTGGAGAAGAAGCTGCAGGCTGATGATGTGAGAGCCGCCATTTTCAATTGGATGTACGAGGGTTACAAGACATTTGTCAAGAACGGAGGCAAGATAGAGGTCGCATCCAGTGTCAAGGATCTGGTTGACGAGATGAAGGAGAACGCGAACTCTATGACGAGATGGTTTGCCTTCCGCCGGTATAAGGTGGCGGATGACCCCGGAGATCGCAATGCCCCGGGTTGGAAATCCTACCAGGAATGGGTGCAGGACTATCTGTCTTATTGTAAGGAGTTGAATGAGCCTCCGAAGTCGGTATCGTCTCTTACCGAGATGTTCAGCAAGAAGGGAGTGTTGAAGAAGCGTCGTGCCGGTGGCATCTGGTATTACTTGGAGGTGCTTCCTGAGGAGGAAGACCAAGAGCAGGATGTTTTAAGGGACTCTCCGCTTTCAAAGATTGATGTTCTGGCGGAGAAAATGCCGGAAGAAAGCGATTTGCCTTTTTAGTCTATGAGTAAGGAAGATAAATACAGGGGTCTATATGACCCGGTCACGACGATGCAGAACATCCCGACATTACTCGGGATGGAGTTGACCAAACACGGGCAGGAGTGGCAAGGCGGCTATTATCTCAACGGGGATAAGCACGCTTATCGGAGAGATAAGTTGAAGGTGTTTATCGGTAGAGGGAGTATCTGGGTTAAGGAAGAAGGTGATCGCTGCATATCTTTGCCTCAATGGCTGATAGAATTTGGAGGAGCGAGCGACTTTAAGGATGCATTGCGGATAATCAAGGGCCAGCCTCAGGCGATAGAATGGAACCGTGAGTTTCGAGAGAAGGCAGCCGTGAAAGAGCAATTCGTTTCACCGGACGTATTGGAAGGAGCGAGGCAATACCCGTTGGAGGGCTGTCCTTTGTTCCGTTGGATGTGTAAGTTGTTCCCGGAAGATCGGGTGAGAGAGGTTTGGAATGAGTATAATGTGACGACGGATTCGCATGGGAACGCCGTGTTCTGGTATGTTAATCAAAATGGTAAGATATTATATGACAAAAGGATATGTTATAGGGAAGACGGGCACAGGGATAAGAGTTTTTTTCCGGGAAGACAGTTCCGTGTCGCCGACGGATACTCTGGGAGATGCTATTTTGGAGCCTGCGTGCCTGACGACGGTCATAAAGCCTTCATCGTCGAGTCTGAGAAGTCTGCGATACTTGCATCGTTATATTACGGGGGACGTCGGTTTCTTGCGACTGGTGGAAAGGGAAATTTACGGGAGATAGAGCCGAATATGATGCTGGTTCCGGACATGGATGCCAGGATGGAATGGGAAGAGAGAGGGCCGGTATGGGAATGGTGGCAGAAATGGCCGGAGGGAGAGGTCGTGCCGGACCATGCGGATATAGGTGACCTTATAGAGAGAAAGTTATGTGTATCTGGTCAGTAAAAGAAGCGGATCGTCACTGCGAGTTCTGCTCGTTCCGGGGAGGATGCGAGAAGTATCCGATTGAATTCAAGCCCGATGCCAGCTCGGTAGCGGAGTATTATGTGGATATTTTCGCGGAAATTTTAGGGAAAAATGTGCTTATTAGGACAAAAAAGCCTATTTTTGTGTGGGGAAGGTATATGATTGCGTATCAGATGCGGCTCGAAGGGTACTCACTAGGGTCTATCGGTCGCGCTTTGGGGTTGCATCACACGACAGTCTTGCACGGGTTGGCTGCGATAGGAAATATGCTGAAATATCCGAGGATGTACCCTCGCGAAACGAAGATTTGGGATAGTTTTCAACAAAAAATAAAAATGTTATGAAGAAGTTCCTCAAATGGTGGTGGTTCACGGTAAAAAACCCAGTTATTCGCAAGGGTGAAGTCGGAGGTTTCCGTTGGAAGTTCAGGCGTTTTTGGCTGGACATCTCGACAGTGAGTGGTAACTTTAAATGCCGTTTTGTGGCGGACGAGCACCCCTATGGGTATCTCTTGGCGGGGAATGACGACGAGAATATGCATGGATTTGCTCTCACCATGTATGAAATCGGCAAGATGCTCACTACCGATCAAGGATTCGTGGATGATATCCAGAGAGCCGTCCAGAAGTACAGCAAGAGGCTGGAGAAGAAAGCCAAAGGCGAAGTTGTCGAGGACGAAACCGAAGAGAAGGTTGCTGTCGAGGAAGTGAAGAAGGTCCAGGATTACGTAGAGAAGAGCCCCAAAGAGAGAAGGAAGCTTGAGAGAGATGCGAACGGACGTTTCAAGAAGTCGGTGGCACGGGAATTGCCAGAGAAGGAGGCATGAGACTTGCATAATTCCGAATAATTTGCTATCTTTGCTCTTGCTATGGTCGAGATAGCGGAAGATATATAGGATGCCCGGATAAGTAGGCGGATGCTCGACCCATTCTCTGAAAGTTCGGGCACTACTTTTACAAAAATGGAAGAAGGAACTTGGAAGGACATTCCTGGATTTGAAGGGTTGTATGCCGTAAGCAGTATTGGGAGAGTCCGTTCTTATGATATGAAAATTCCAGTGCGCGGCGGTATTCAGACAAGGAAAGGAAGAGTCCTCAAACCCATGGTAAATGTGGATGGATATTATATTGTAATGCTTTGCAAAAATGGGACTCGTAGATATTGGCGCATACATAGGCTTGTAGCTATGGCCTTTATTCCGAATCCAAACAATTACCCAGTTATCAATCACAAAAACGAAATTAAAACAGATAATCGGGTTGAGAATCTTGAGTGGTGTACTGTCGCTTATAACCAAAGCTACAATAATCGTCAGTGTCGTGCAGCATCGACCAGAATGAAGAATAAGAAAGGATTCAAAGCCGTTCTACAATACGATATGAATTATAACCTTATATGCATGCATGAAAGCACCGCGTCAGCAGCAAGGGCCGTCGGGTGTTATCAGGGAGCAATATCTAATAATTGCATAGGGCGCTCTAAATCAGCTGGCGGATTCCGATGGGAATATGCATCTGGCACAAATTTTGAAGTTGACAACAAAAAACAATAATATGAATCAAAACGACATTCACTTCCGCACTGGCGGTAATATTACACATGCCGGAATTGAGGTACTTCCGTCCGGTAAGGACATCGAGTACATCGTTATCGAGAGCATCGAGTTCAAGGAGTCCGAACAGATTAACGGTCGTAAGCAAGCCGGTGTCTGGATTGCCCATTTTGCTAAAAACCCATACACGAGCCTTCCGTGGGTGATCAATAGTACAAATCGCCGCAGGCTCGCCAAACTCTTCCCTGAATGCGAGGGATACCTCGCAAGGCTACACAATGTGGCAATCCGTCTCACGAAGGAAAAAACCAGAGATCCACAAGAGGGCGGAGAATGCTGGGGACTTAGGGTCAGCCTTATACCGGCCAAACAGCCCGAGGCTCCCGCAAAGAAGGCCATCCAGGAGAGCCAGATTCAGACCATTGTCGATTGGGCGAAGAAGAACGGATACGGCATTGCTCAGATTGCCGAGAAGTACGACTTCTCCTCTGATGCGGTTAAGCAGGCTATCATCGACCAGTTGGAGGACTTGCCTGAATAGTTATGGACAAAGAGCACAAATGGAGACTTGAACGGTGTGGGTATCTAACAGCGTCTATGCTGTCGGATATAACATCGAAGTCTGGCAGGATTATAGATGGCACCGTTGCCGCAATCCGCTCAAAAAGATTTGAAAGGAGATATGGATTTCCATTGCAGGTATCTTCCAGGACGATGGAAATAGGCACACAAAACGAGCCTTATGTTATCGAGTGGTTCCGTAACCAATATCCTAATGTCCCGATAATCTATTCTCAGGAGGTAGAGAGTGGAATACCTTTTTGGACTGTTGATTGGGCTAAGTTTGGCGCTTCGCCGGATGCTTTCACAGAAGACGAGAGAATAATTATTGACTGCAAGACTGTTGTCAGTAATAGCAACATCGAGTTCTTTGCAGACGAATACACCCCATTAGAGGAAAAGAAAGCGAAGGTGTGGGATGAACATGGAGACCAGATTTTGGGATTATTCCTATCAAAGCCGAAGGCCGAGGAAGTTTGGATAGTTAAGCACATTTATTGCGACGAGTTTAACGACTTTGAGCCTGCGGACCCTCTTGCTCCCTGGCGTGGCATGGTTTTTGTTTTTAAGCGCAAAGACTACACTGCCAGTCTTGCCGAGATGAAGGACCGTATTATTCTTATCGACAAGATGATTGATGCTCCGATTAATCCTTCCGAGTTCAAGAAGGGCGAGTGGTATGTAGATGATAACGGGAAGTTATGCAAGAGATAAGTAATTTGGAGATACTGGATATCAATGACTGCTGGGTGAAGGACGAGAGGGGTATCGCTCTCGCGTCTTTGCATGAAGATGAAGGTTATGTTGTTGTGGAGCGGACACCGGCATGTAGTATTGGGATGTATTTTTACATTCTCATGTATCTTACTCAATTGGGTTTTAATGTAAAATGATATCAGCACTCAATAGGACTACAGCCCCGCAGATTTTGCGGTTCTTTGACGTCTGCTTTAAGCGAGGCGTTATTGATGCCATGGACTACGGAGACGACCTTGACACACGAGAGTTTTTGCAGGCGAGGAAGAACGAGTGGTCTCTGGGGATCCTTGGCAAAGAGGATTCCAGTTGGCAATTTTTCTGTTCAAATCTCTATTGGTGGGCGAGGAATGCGAAGTTAATGACCTTGGCGGAGAAGTATTTCTTCGCTTTGCGAAAGAAAGACGTATCTTGGTGTTTGCTTCCCTATTGTATGCAGTTTTATCTATTAGGCATCGAGGAATGGTTAGATTACCCGAATCCAGCGAACATCGAGATATTCAAATCGACTCCCAAGTTACATTGGTCACCGAAGGGCCCGATAAAGAAATTTATCCGTCCGGATTACTTCTCTTATTTGCACGATTTCTACTTCCAATACAGCCAGATTCCAGAAGATAAGCAGACCGTTAGCTCGACCATGATGGACAGTTTTGTTTCGGCCCTTTATGACCTTTCTTCGCGTTATGGTAAAAGGAAAAGAATATAAGGCATACCAGGAGGCGTCTGGGGAGCCATGGTTGGGTTACGTCTTACTCCCTTATGGGATGTATTATGAGAAGACCCGCGTGCTATTGGATGCCTCTGCCGGAGATATTCTTCGTTTTTTTAACGGACCGGATGTAAGGATCGAGAGTGTGATGCTTATCCCATGTGATAAGATGTGTAATTTCCTATGCAAAATGAAGTATGGTATCACATGGGACATTGCTTATCAACAATGGCTGCGTTATGCAAGGCTAGAAGGTCACGGCAAGGATATCTTGGATAAAGAGAAATGCATCTTAGTTATATACAATGCAAAAGATAAAGTGTAAATTTGCCGAATGGGTATTGGCCCCCGCAAATGCATTCGGTCCGGCAATCGCGGGTGAGTATCAGACCGAAGATGGTAGATTGTGCCAAATTATGGTACATGCTGTCTGGAACAACACGGGAGGGATATTTGATAATGAATTGGATGAACTATGCCAAGAGAAATTCGGATTCCCATTTAAGACCATACGCTCGTTATGGATTAGCCGACTTGACCGGGTTGACAATTATTGGCATTTAGTTAAAATGGTAGAATTATGAATACAGAAGATTTATTTAAGTATGGCGTGACGCCAAAGGAAGGCAAGGACGCCGGTAAGAGGTTTGCGGTTAATGCTATTCGACCGGGTAGTATTGATGTGTTCCCTTGGGGGGAAAGTAATGTGCCTCTGCGTTCTTTCTCAGAGGGCACTTACGACATTTGGAAGGAGCCGAAGACGCTTTTTGAGGACCGTAGGATTGAACCGACATGGGGGAATCTGAAGAAGGCTATGGAAAAGGCGGGTCTAGGAGACGACACATTATTCGCTGTTCATGATTTTATTTCTGGATTCCGAAGAGCAGAAATGAGCACGGACAGGCTCCGCTCGGGACGTGAAGGCGAGGAAAAAACTTATATTATAGTAGAGTAATCCGCCGCGTGAGACCATGAGTGCGCTAACGGCGGCGCATCGGTGCGGGTCGAGGTTAATTGAGTTGAATGTGGCATACGGATTCCTCTTGGAGCCGCCTGCTTCGAGAAGCGCAAACTGGCCAAGCGTGAGGCCAAGGAACTCCGCACCGATTTTTGGATGGGTAGCTCAGTGGTAGAGCGCGGTAAGAGTTGAGACCGCAAGTCGAAGGTTCGAGTCCTTCTCCATCCGCAGATATGATTAACAAAGGACTATTTTCATCGAACAGTAATGAGTGGGCGACTCCGACCGACTTCTATAAGAAGCTGGATGCGGAGTTCCATTTCAACCTTGATCCATGCTGTACGCACGAGAACGCTAAGTGCGAGAGACACTATACTCTTGAAGATGACGGTCTTACGCAAAAATGGGGGAGGGAAGGAACGAGAGTGTTTTGCAATCCTCCTTACGGCAGAGAAATCGGCAAATGGGTCAAAAAATGCTACGAGGAAAGCAAGAACTGCGAGGTCGTGGTCATGCTCATCCCGGCAAGGACAGATACGGCTTACTTCCACGATTACATCTATCACAAGGCCAAGGAAATCCGATTCATCCGTGGTAGGCTTCATTTCAACGACTCAAAGCAGGGAGCACCGTTCCCGTCAATGGTAGTAGTATTCTGATATGGCAATTCAACTATACCACGGAGACTGCCTCGTAGAGATGCAGAAGATTGCAGACAAGAGTGTCGATATGATACTCTGCGATTTGCCATACGAGGTGCTTAATAAAGGAAACAAGTCAGCACAATGGGATAGGATAATACCTTTCGAGCCTCTTTGGGAACAATACAGCAGGATAATCAAGGACAACGGCGCGATAGTCTTGTTCGCTCAAGGAATGTTTACGGCGCGACTGATGATGTCGAATCCTAAGATGTGGAGGTATAATCTGGTATGGGACAAGTGCCGTGCGACTGGTTTTCTGAACGCGAATAGGATGCCACTTCGGTATCACGAGGATATATGCGTTTTCTATAAAAGTCTTCCGACCTATAACCCGCAGATGGAGGATTTGAATGGGAGGGAAAGAAACCATCCGCAGGGTCACGGTAATCATAACGAGAAGAATCAGTGCTACGGGAATGTAAAGCGTATAAATCCGACATACGAGGACAAGAAACACCCGAGGTCTATAATCAAAATCAAAGCCGTACATTGCAGCGAGGGACAATCGCATCCAACTCAGAAGCCCGTCGCGCTTCTTGAATACCTTATCAAGACATACACCAACGAAGGCGAGACTGTTCTTGACAACACTATGGGCTCTGGCTCGACCGGTGTTGCTTGCGTGAACATGGGAAGGAATTTCATCGGCATAGAACTGAATGAAGAATACTTTAACATCGCTTCCAAACGCATAAAGAAGGCCGAGGAAGATAAGGCGGGGAGGCTGTTCTGATATGCAGTTACGCGAATACCAACAAACGCTTATTACCGAGTCTCGTCAGGCTCTCGCGAAGCACAAGCATATTATTGTACAGTCCCCGACCGGAAGCGGGAAGGGGGTCCTTATCGGTTCAATGGCATCAATGTCAACGGCTAAACATAATCGTGTTTTAATCCTTGCCCATAGCGAGGAAATCTTAAGACAAGACGCCAATCACGCTCGTAAGTGGGGCGTTGATGTTGCCGAAGTGTATGCTAAGACACGGAAGATGCCGGAGAATGACTGCTGCTGTATGATGGTGCAGACACTACGGCAGAGGCTCAAGAAGGATTCTTGGCGGGCTTGGTTCGACGAGTTTAAGTTCATGATACTTGATGAATGTCATAGAAGTGAATTCGACGTCATCTTTGAGTATGTTAATCCGAGGGTGTATGTGGTAGGTCTTAGTGCCACCCCTGCTCGGTATGGGCGAATGAAGCAACTCGCGCTTATGTATGAGGCGATGGTAGTTGGCCCATCAGTCCAAGACCTAATAGACCAAGGTTTTTTGTGCCGATGCAAGTTGTATTCCTTGGATGCTCCGTCGATGGATGATGTCGAGTGGGACTACGGTCGTGGAGATTACTCGCTTGGTCAGATGGCTCAGAAGTTCAAGTCTCGCGCAAGGTACATCGGGGCAGTGGAGAATTATCAGCGTATTTGTCCCGGCGCTAAGGCCGTATGTTTCGGATGTAGTTCCGAGCAAGTTATTGGAATCACGGAGCAATTCTGCGCTGCGGGTATTAAAGCGAAATACCTGCTATCAGCCAACTTTGATGAGGACGAGGACTTTAGTGGGGAAAGAAAAGAGATTATGGCTCAGTTTAAGCGCGGAGAGTTTCAAGTTCTTGTGCTGCTTGGAATAGGAACTGCTGGCCTGGATATACCTGATATAAAGACCGTGCTTGTCTTGTTCGCTACGACCTCGATAGTTAAGTGGTATCAAGTGTTAGGCCGTTGCAGCAGGCCCGCTGACGGGAAGAATGGCGAGTTTATCTGTTTGGATTTCGGCCTCAATTACTCTCGCCTCGGTCGTTATGAAGATTCTCGCGTTTGGGGACTTTGGCATAAGGAGGGCGCTGGCGGCGGAGTGCCGCCTATGAAAATCTGTCCGCAGTGCCAGAAGATGATTCCGGTTCAATATCAAGATTGCCCGTATTGCCAGTACCACTTTCCGACACAGCAAGAAATCTATCAATCAGATTTACAAGAAATAGTCGCAAAAAACGATGAAGAAACGATTGAGGGGTATGTCGCAAGAAAGAAACTTGAAGGGAAAAAGACGAACTGGATATTGATTCAAGTTTGCATAAAGAATCCCGACAACCAGAAGGGAGCTTTTATGCGAGCGATAGAAGTTCTTCGGACCAAACACGGGGAGAGTATCAGTCCGAAGTATTGGTGGGCTTTTCGGACTAATATCTTGAGCAAGGTAAAGGTTAAGAAAAAAGACGAGAATCCTTCGTTGTTTAAATAAAATTACTATCTTTGCATAACAATGCTATGTGGAAGATAGCAAGTAGAAATATCGCATCCCCTGCCAGTAGGATAGTGCTTCCACCGCTATTTGAACACAGGGGATTGTTGTTTTTAAGATGAAGATAGAAGTTTGGAAGACCGTTCTGGGGTATGAGGGCCTATATGAAATCAGCAATTATGGCAATGTAAAAGCCCTTAACTATAAATGTTTGGGCATAGTCAAAATTATACGACAATCCACCTCTTGTTATGGATATAAGGTCGTTGGTCTATCTAAAAACGGAAAGACAAAGCAATTTTTTGTCCATCGTTTAGTCGCCATTGCTTTTGTGCCGAATCCGAATGGTTATCCGATTGTAAACCATAAAGACGAGAATAAAACTAATAACAACGCGGATAACTTGGAGTGGTGCACAAATAAATACAATTTAAACTATGGCTCCGCAAGGGAGAAGATGGTAAGAGGTAAAAGAAAGAGTGTTTTACAGTACGACATAAACTGTAATCTCATCAAAGTGTTTCGGAGTATATCAGAGGCGGCGAGAGAAACTGGACTATGCCGAGCTCATATATCAGCTTGTTATCGAGGCGAGAACAGGACGCACGGCGGGTTCTTTTGGCGTCCAGATGGTTATCCTCCGAAACCGGGCGACGAAGTACAGAATAAAAGAAACCACGGGAGGTTCAGTTTTGTGAAGCCCGCCTCGCCGAAACTGTTTTAGGCACGGGATTTGAAGGGAGAAGCAGAAAAGTAAGAATATGATTATTTCAGAACAAATCGGACATATGGTTGGTTTTCAATACAACAGAGAAGATGGATTTCTATTCCAAGTTGATGCGTATCCTGACAGTCTGAATGGCGTGCCACAAAGTTTTTATTTCCCATTCAATCAGAACAGACCGAAAGCCTTTGACCTCGACGAATTCCGTGGAAAACGAGTGAAGATAACTGTAGAAATTGAGGAGGATTAGTGATGGAGTTAGGTAATTCTAAAGCGGCTTTGTTAGCCTTTGCGAAGACCATTGAGATTTTGGTCGAAGATAATCTGATTCTTAATGATTCTTCGGTTATCGGTTATGGACCAAAGAAGTTATGTTCTGACGTGGAAGTCGAAGAAGTTTCCTTAGCCTTCCAGTCTATACGTGGCTTTAAGGAGACATTTAAGGAAGAGTACAACCGGCTGAACGAGTACGATTTTGAAGTAAAAGAGACCGACGCTGGGTTTGAAGTAACAAAGTACTGGTTAGAGTAGTTATGGACATCGAGATTAGACGGAACAGTCCCAAGAAAAGCGAATACGAGAAATGAAACAAGAAGTGAAATCAATGATTATTGTCTGTGATGGGTGCGGGACGCACTTCCACGACGGAGATGACTTTTGCTCATACATTGACGATGAGAACGGAGAACTTATCGAGCAGTCCGCTCTTGATAGCGAGTGGCTAAAATTCGGGGACAAGCACTATTGCCCGGATTGTTATGAGCTTGATGATGAAGACCATTACCATACTAATGATGGTAAGGTCTGGGATGCTGATACAGAACAGGAAATAGTTGGTGTAAAACAGTCCCCTTTGGAAACTTTTCCAAGAGTAAATGAGTTTGAGATCGGCGCATCATATCGTCATTGACTATGAAACCAGGAGACAAGGTGTGGTGGTTTGAACCACAGGCGGAAAGAATAATGGAGTTTATTCTGGACGATGTGCCGCAGGAGGATGTGTTCGGCGTTGTGATTGATGGGCATTATCCGAACGGAGATATGCGGGTGGTAATGCGCCTTCCTTATCGCATTTTCCCCACCCGCGAGGCATTGTGCGAGCATTATAGAAAAATATTTGAGTGATATGAGTATTGATAGTTTATTGTACCGCCTCGGCATTAAGAGAGCGACGTGCCCTATTTGTCGAAAAAAGATGAAATACGAGGACGAGAATGAACGATACCGTCATTTCCTGTGCCCGAAGTGCGGTTCAACCGTAAGCATGCCAAAAATTCTTAAATGACATGGCACGTTGGTTTGAAGAAGGGTATGAGACGGAAGAAAGAAGCCCGGTAGATGATTTGAAGTCGGTAGTCAAAGAAGCGAAGTCTTATCGGGAGAATCCCCTTCTTGTCCCCGGTGAACAAAAAGAGATGTTTGAGTCCGCTGCACAAAAGGCAAGAGAGGCTGGAATATATGTTCCTCCGCTGATGGGTGTATGGATAAGAGAAAAACAAAAGTAACGATACTATGACCATCGAAGAATACAAGGCACAGCCGTTCAAGGACGCGACCATCGGAGACTATTGGTACACCTTCGACCGCCGCACCCGCCGCGAGATAGAACGGCTCGTCAGGAAAGGGGAAAAACCGGATATAATGAACTACGTTTAAATATGAGTGAACAAGTCAACCATCCCTCTCACTACTTGAAGAATGGCAGAGAGTGCATTGATGTTATGATAGAGCGATTTGGCACAGAGGCTGTCATCAACTTCTGCGAGTGTAACCAGTTCAAGTACGAATGGCGTGCTGGGCTGAAAGAAGGCAACTCTGCCGAGCAGGATCGCGCGAAGGCCGCATGGTATGAGAATAAAGCAAAGGAGCTGAGAGATGGCAATCATTGAGACCCCGCCACAACCGAAGAAGCGTAAGCACACCCAGCCCGAGGCAAGGATACAAGCATCATGTGTGGAATGGCTTTGGAACACATATCCCGAAACGAGGGGGAACTTTATACATATCCCAAATGAAGGCAATCGTGATAGTAAGATGGACGGTGCTATGCGAAAGGCACTTGGTCTTGTTGCTGGTGCTCCAGATACTTTCTTGTTTATGTCGCGTCATGGATTGCACGGCCTTGCGATAGAATTTAAAACGGATACGGGCGTCCAGAGCCAAGAGCAAAAGGCTTTTCAGGCTAGGCTTGAGCAAAACGGATATGCTTATTACATCTGCCGATCCCTCGAACAGTTTAAACAGATAATCAATAATTATTTAAATAGTAAACTATAATTTGCTTTTCTCGCGAAAAACACTATATTTGCGGCATTAACTCCAAAACCGCTTAAGAATGAGATACGTATTGGACGAAGATGGTCGTAAATTCAAGACTCTCTGGAAGGCGACTAAGGCAAATGGGCTGACGTATGGGGGAAAGGAATTTAATAGGCTAAGAGACTCTGGTTATTGTTTGATTAAGGGCCATTCCTTTAGGATATATGAGGGACCGGAAGGCGAGGAGGAACCGGACATAAAGCCAATCCCCAAACCGAAGTCCGCCCCAGTACAAAAATATCAAGACCCCATTATTGCGAGACTTAAAAGACGATATTCCGATGCTGAGATTGACGCGATAGCACGGGGAGAGGGTATTGAGCGCAGAAAAGTCGTCTTTCCTGAAATAAAACTGTCAGGGGTTCACCATAAATTCATTGTTATCAGCGACACCCACATCGGGAGCGTCTATTCTCCGGAAGAATGGCATGACATAGTGTCTGAATATGTTAATACTCACGATGTCGAGGCCGTACTTCATTGTGGCGACCTTGTCGAAGGGATGAAAATAGGCAGGATAGGAACGCAGATTTACGAGCTGTCAGATATCGGTTATGAAGCACAGAAGTCGAAGGCTGCGGCGTTGCTGAAAAAGTACGACGTCCCCGTTTTTATCATCAGCGGCAATCATGATTTCTATTACCAGGAATATGCTGGAGCGAACATTATTAAGACGATAGCAGACGAGTTGCCCAATGTAACTTATATCGGGCACGATTCGGCAGATATTGACGTGGATGGGGCTATCGTGCGACTGTTCCATGGCGGAGACGGCTCAAATTCGTATGCAGTCAGTTATCGGCTCCAGAAGTTGTGCGAAGCGATAACCGGCGGAGACAAGCCGAACATTTTGCTTGCAGGGCATGTTCATAAGTTTTGCTATATTCTTGAACGCAACATTCACGCGATTTCCGTTCCTTGTATGCAGATGCAGACTAATTTTATGAGAGGAAAAAAATTGGCGGCACACACGGGCTTTTTGGAACTTGAGTTTGATGTGTTTGACAAATCAGTGCGCAATCTATCTGTCAAGTTATTCCCGTTTTATGCTTAGGATATGGCTAAATCATTAATACCGCTCCGTCCGGAAGGATTTTTGTCTTCTCTTTCTCAGCCAGAACAAGCGGCTTTAACGTGGTATGTCTTGTCTGGTTGTACGAAGCGGGACGCATTTTTCACCTTCGCTAGACCCGACATGAGGGCATCCAGTTCGAAGGCAGCGGTGGAGGATGCTATTAAGCAATTCTATGCAAGGAAAGAAGTAAAGGAATATATCGACGCTTACACTGCCACGATAGACAAAGTATTGCATCCAGAGCCAGTTAAGCCAGTTCAGAGTGGGAGTTTAGAGGAAAGGAAGGCAAAGGCAAGGACCAAAGCGATGGAGTTTGCTATGAGCCTGGCAGACAATATTGAACAAGCCGAGGATCCCGAGACAGTTCTAAAGCTTATGGATAAGGTAGGCCTTCTCGACGGGGATGAGCAAGTGGAAGAGCAACCGAGGCGGTATCTGCCGGTAACATGCAATGAATGTGCTTACCGAAAATTTGTCGAAGAAAATTGCGAAGAAGTCGAGGATGGCACGGAAATTGAAGAAGAAAAGTAAAAATTAATATATGGAAATTCATGGAAAAATAACGGCGATGCCGCCAATTGAAAGAGGCATGGGGCAGAGGGGTCCCTGGGCTCGTCAGACTGTGGTCGTTGAATATGAATCGGGACAGTTCCCTAAATCAATTGCCCTTCAGAACTCGAAAGATGCGGAGAATTTTGCGAAATTGCGAGTCGGTCAGACCGGGACTTTTAAATTTGATGCAAAGACCCGCGAATATAATGGGAAATATTTTACCGACCTCAACTGCTGGTCATGGAGTATAGACCAAGCGCAGGTCGATCCGATATAACCTTCGAACTTAACAAAAAGTCCGTTTAAGGAGAGCGGACTACTTTTTTCTTTTCCATTTTTTCTATACACGTTCGCCGAGCCCGTCGTGACGATGTGCTCGGTTTTTTTTTGAAAGTTAAAAATCTTTTGCTATCTTTGCGGTACGGTAAGGTCCAGTTACCACAGATAGAAACTTAAAGCCCCACAACGAGTAGGCGCGTGCTGGACCCACCGCCGAAAGTTGTGGGATTTTTGTTGATATGAAAAAGTTAACGAGGGAAGAATTTATAGCGAAAGCCGTCAGGAAGTGGGGCGACAAGAACGATTACTCCTCTACTGAATATAACGGTTTTCGGTCTCCAGTTACAGTCGTTTGTAAAAAGCACGGCCCCTTTACGCAAAATGCCAGCAACCATCTGTGCAGTGAAGGATGCCCGAAATGCGCAGCCGAAAATAGACCTTTTCGAGTTGCTGGTTTTGGTAGGAATAATTCATACGAAAAGGTTTTTGGTACCGTAGCATATCAAGAATGGAAGAATATGATGCACCGATGTTATGATACGAAAAAATTGAAAAAGTACCCGTCATATATTGGATGTACGGTTTGCGATGATTGGCGAGATTTTCCAGGATTTAAGAAATGGTACGACGAGAATGGAGTTAGCGGATGGAGCCTTGACAAAGACCTTATCAAAAAGGGAAACAGGGTCTATTGCCCGCAATACTGCGTATATGTGCCAAAATCTATAAATTCTCTTATCGTGAACCGAAAAGCTGACAGGGGCCTATTCCCGCTTGGCGTAACAGCCTATAAAGGAAGATATCGTGCGAGATTGCGTCGCGACGGGAGAGAGGCTTTCATCGGACTGTTTGATACACCAGAAGATGCCTTCGCTGCATACAAGAAAGCAAAAGAAGAATACATCAAGAAGGTTGCCCAGGAATACTACGACAGAGGCGAGATAACCAAGCGATTATATGATGCGTTGATGCGTTATGAAGTAGAAATCACTGACTAATTTTGAAATGTACGGCAAAATTTTTATTTTTGCCGTATGTTCAGATTAAAGCCCAATCACGCTCCATTTCCTCCTCTTTACGAGCATGTAGAGAGGAAATTAGCTACTGTAGGAGATAAGGGGTATGATAAGGTCGGGAATTATATTCTAAGGGATGGTGTTGACCTGATCCCGCAAGAAGGGATGCAGGAGAACATCTGCAAATGTTCATCGAATCTTATTTTTGCCTGCGGGCAGGCAACATCCGGAAAGTCGTTTTCTCTGTTTCTTAAAGCTTTGCAGGGTGTTGGAATCCCAAATTATACTGGCCGTCTCATAAATGTTCGAAAACTCGACTCGGCTAAGGGCACATCAATGTTTAGGGACGCGAGTTTGTGCTGGGGACAGTTCTCTAACTGCCAGGTAACAACTGGAGAGCTACCAACATTTGCTTGGCCGCAATGGAATAACGCTATCCAGATGATACATGCGAACTTCAATGCGGACAATCCAAGCGAGTGGGAAGATTTCGTTGAGTATATCAAGAAGCAACAGGCGAGTTTTATAGCTGGAGATGAAATTACTGCTATAGAGCAGTTTAAGATGTTTACCTATATCTTCTCTCGAAATAGAGACTCTTCAGGCGTAGAACCTCAGTTTGTTGCGACATTCAATCCGAAGCATAATCACTGGACTACAGAATGGTTGGTTTGTGGCGGGTATATTGATACCGAGACCTGGTATATCAAGCCAGAGATGGACGGCGCTACTAGGTACTTCTACATCCAGGGAAACACGCCGCAGTCAGTCGTATGGGGAGACACGAAAGAAGAGGTTGTTCGTGCCGCTCATATTAAGTTAAACAAGGATGATATTGCCGCAGGTCTACGTGAGGTGGATATGGTAAAGTCCTTCACGCTGTTTACCGGCACGGCTGCGGGGAATCGTAAACTTGTCGCGGCAACAAGAGGACAGTCTGTCGCTAATCTTCACAATGTCGGCGGCGACCAACGCGCCGTCCTCGCTGAGGCTTATTTCGGCGAAATCGAGGAAGAAGAGCAAACCGTATCCAAGCAGATGATGCGAGACATACAGACGGCAGCATACGACGAGGATGAAACAATGTACGGCACGATGGATGTATCTGGTGGCAATGCGGACTCCGACGATAACCCGTTTATTGCATGGAAAGGCCATACTATTGTCGGCATAGAGTTTTTTCGAGGCGACCCGAAAGAGTTGGTTGCCTGGATTGACAGAATGCTGGAAAAGTATAATATTCCCAAAAAAAACTTTGCGTTTGACGCCACTGGTCTTGGAAACTATTTAAGGGCATATACCGAGGGATGGCCCGTTACCGCCAACAGAACCGCCATGCAGGAATACGATGTAAACGGGAACCAGGTGCAGATGGAGCTCTACTTCAATTTAAGGTCGCAGTTAATGGGTAAGCTAGAGGTCGCATTAAAGACCGGGGCGATATCGACCACGCTTGACCTTAACATGCAAATCCCATACGGAAAGAAAGGACAACACCGGCGGCTTATAGATGTGCTCTACGACGAAAGCAATACATTCCGCAGGCTCCAAAAGAACAAGCGTATTTACTATAGGAGCAAGGATGAATACAAAGCGAAGTTCCACGCTTCGCCAAACATCATAGACACGATGTACCTTCGTATGATATGGGACCTCGACGCCCGCCCGAAGAAGCAGCCGTCGCCCGAGATCGAAGACGACGCCTACGATGGGCTTTACGAAGATTACAGCGCTGGACGCAGCGTTGTATATATATAAACCTAAAAATCGCGATTTGACCTATGAACATTTCTGAACATTTAAAAAAAGACTATTGGGTACGGAGGGTCACGCCCGATAGTGTTAGCATGTATCCTCCTGCTGGCAACCAGATAGGATACAGACAGACCCGCACTGGCGGTCTTGGAGTAGGATATGTTAATCTCACTCAAGACCAATTTTTGAACGAGATTAATCCCGCTGCTCATGAGATTAATTCAAGATACAGGAGCCAGCGTCCGATCTACAAGGCTGAAAAGACCGAAGACGGGAAGACAAAGTATGTCTTGGACGGCTACGACGATGTCGAGACTGTCGCCTTGGCAATACAAGAGATGATTGTATCCAAGAAAATCGCCCATCTTACTGGCGATAATTTCTGGGTAGCGAGCGAGGATAAAGACGAAGAAGCCTTTCAGAAGATAGAGTCATGGATGGATTATGCTGGCTTCTGGGACGCTTGGGTCGAAGCCGTATCATATACTGAGAGGGAGTGCGATGCCGCTCTTTATTGGTGGTATGACGGGACCTCTCTGAATTATGAGGTTTTCTCTTATGAGAAAGGCGACTCTCTCTATCCCGGTGTGGACGAAGATGGGAAACCGACTCTTTATAGAGCATATAGTTTGAATGGTAAACATGCTGTCGATGTCTTTACTGTCCGATACAAGGAAACTTGGGTGAAGGTCGATACGGACGAAGATGCCGGCAAAGATTGGTTTACTAGGGTTCTCCGGACCATTAAGAACGGAGTCAATTTCAGCGAGGTCAGCGAGGATGGATATAAATTACTGTCCAGAAAGGAATCCCAGATCGGGAACGATATCCTGCAAGTCATATATTTCTGGGTCCCGGACATCGCTACAGGACCAGTCCAAGACTGCATTTGTAAATATGAGCGTGCAAACAGTTATGTCGCAGAGGAGGCAAAAACGAGCGCTTTCCCGATTCTGTTCTTAAAGAGCGAGAAAATCACCAATCTTCCGCCCTCTAAAGTCAACGGCAAGACCATCGGAGTAAAAGGGACTGCGGACAGTCTGGCTCATGCTGATGCCAAATTCCTGGCTCCTCCCGACATGAGCAATATTTCCAAGACTCATCTGGACACCTTGTGGGATAATATCCTTCGCGGTTCTCTGTCCGCTTTGGTCGAGCCGGTGGATATTCGCCAGGGAGCAGACAGCAGCACAACCATCAAGATCATGTTTGCTCCAGATATCCAGTGGTGCAAGAACCGGTGGAAATTCTACGCTAAGCCTGTAAGACAGCTCGTGGAAGTCTTTAAGCGTTTGGTCGGAAAGGCAGAAGGCGATATTGCAAGATATGGCGATTTGAAAATGTCTTGTGGGCAGAACATCTGGATACCGCAGAACGAGTCAGAGCGCATCAAGATGGAACTCGACCAGTATTATGCTGGTGTCAAGTCGAGGAAGGCCACCATGTCGGATATTGGCAATAGCCACCTCGGTGATGCTGACCAGATAATGAAGGAAAAGGAGGCAGACAAGGCTCTTGACGCGAAGTACAAAACCACGACAGAGGTGAACGACCCGAATGTTCCCAATGTGACAAATCAGGCGGAGAATCAGCCGAGGAACAAATAAAAAAAAGAGGAGAACTTCACAGCCGTCCTCTTTCCCGTACAAATGCATAACAAAAGTCACATGGCAAATATAGCAAAGAATGTGCCAAAAAACAAATACGGCGTCTCATTATCGAGGCGCCATTTTTGTGCAATTCTTGTGCCAAACTTTTTTGATACAAAAAAAATAATGATTATATTCGCCCCAAAAGAAATTTCTACCTATGAAAAAGAAAATTGCGGAAGCGCTTAAGACGAAGTACAAGAGCTTTGGATTGAGCAATGAGGCTTGGGACCGGATCGCCTCAGCAAAAGAAGAGACAGTCACCAAAGAAGAGGACATTGAAGCGGGCATTGCTGATGTCGCTACGATGGACTTAATCGCCAAGGAGTTGCAGAAGATGCGCGACTCGGAGATTCAGAAACGAACCGACCTGCAGCGCGAACATGACGACTACAAGGCAAAACATCCCGAGACGCAGCCCAACGAGGGCGAAGGCGGAGAAGGTGGAGAGCAGAAGCCAGATATCGCCAAGATTGTGGCCGAAGCTGTCGCCGCTGCCGTCAAGCCAGTTCAGGATGCATTCGAGACGTTTAAATCGCAGACTTCGGCAAAGGAGGCGAAAGCCCTTGCGAAGACAAAATTCTTCGAGAACAAGTGGACAACCAAGTTCAAGGAGGAGGCTGATGACGCATGGGACATGGCTTCTCAACTGAATGAAGCGAAGGGAGACAGCATGACGCAAGAGGAACTGACAGGAAAGGCTACCGAGCTTTTCAACAAGTATGTCCAGAGGAAAGGTGCAGATGCCACCAAGCCGTTTGAATCTTCGGACGGGAACAATGGCAACTTTGACTTCTCCAAACAGGCGAAGTACCTCGAGTCGGAAGGGCTGATCCCCGAAGAGAAAAAGTAAGTTTAACCCCCAAAGATGTGACCTATGAAAAATTACGGAAACTCTTTCAACAAAGACTCCCAGAGTTATGCTGCCGGAAAAGTTCCCATTTGGCTTCACGATGACGAGCATTATCCGGGCGGTTGCACTCTGAACAATCAGACTCAGGGCACGACCATCCCCGCCGGCTCTGTCGTGTATGTCCCGAAGATGGGTGGCGAGGCGACTGTCCTCGCTGCTGACGCCGCCGCTCCCGAATCTGGCGTGACTGGACTCCTTCTTGAGGACGTCTACATCGGCAATGTCGGTGCTACCGGCACTGTCGTTACCAAGGGACAGGTGCTTGCAAAACGCATCCCTTCTGTCTCTGCTGCCGTTAAGGCTCTTCTTCCTGGTATAACCTTCGTAAACGAGTAGAATTATGAATCAGTATTTTGGACTTGACACTTTGATGGCCTCCAATGGCATCACCTCGTCTGACGCCTTCATGGCATACTACCTTCAGGTTCTTTCTCGTCGCGAAGACCAGAACCTGAATGAAATCGGTTTCGAAGAGTGGGACGTCCCTCAGATTGACTTCGACTACAAGATGCTTGAGGTCGAGGATCAGATTAAGGTGATGGCTACCTACGTAGACCTCAACTCCGACCCGATTCCTCTCGGAACCAAGGGCTTCAACACCCTCTCCGGCTCCATCCCTCGTCAGAAAGCCCGCTGGGAACTTGGCGAGAACGACTACCGCAAGGAACTGATTACCCTTCAGAACCTCCAGGTAGCCGCCACCTTCATGAACCAGTCTCCCGCTGACAGCATCCAGAACTACCTCGCCAAACTGCTCTTCGGCGGTCTGTCCGAGATTCAGGACGCCCACATCGGCTCTATCTCCTATCAGGTCGGCCAGATGAAGTCCAATGGTGCTGTCACTTTGACCAACACCAACAACCCTCGCGGTATTCAGAACATCACCTTCAGCGCCCAGATCCCTCAGGCCAACATCACGACCCTGACTAGCACTGCTCGCTGGTTTACCAACGACGCAAAGACCGAAGAGGGCTCCGCTTCCGACCCTGTCAACGACATCAAGAAGATGGTTCGCGACGCCAAGGAGGTTTACGACTCTGTGACCGTCGAGGTCAACGAAGAGTCCTTCTTCGAGGATATGAAGCACAGCAAGTGGGCTATCGCTCTCGGCTATCAGCTCTCTCCCGCCCTGCTCGTTTCCGCAGGTGTTACCGCTGACGCTCAGAACACCGCCAAGGCTATCGCGGCGACCGCTTCTGACGATGCTACCAAGGCTGCATTCAAGGCTATCGTCGGCGCTGACGAGGTCATCTTCAACAAGACCCGCTGTGGAGTCGAGGTTTGGGATGACACAAACAAGAAACTCGTCCGCAACAAGCTGTGGGCCTTCAATAAGGACACCTATCTTGTGCGTCCTTCCGGTAAGGTCGGCATCAAGAAGAACGTCGTTCCTCTTCGCCCGGATCCCAGTGCTATCAGCACTACCATTTTCGGCGGACACGGTATCATCGAATATCGTTACGACGCTCGTACCAAGTATCAGGATTGGGTTTCCGAACTCACCGTGCTGTGCGTTCCTACCCGTCCTCGTGATATGTTCATCCTCCATACGAAGTAATTATGACTGTCGAAGAATATCTGCGTAGTCTTGTGCAGGGGTTGGACCTGCAAGACAATGTTGTCGCGCGGGCTGCTCTGAGCCCGATTGAGGTCGATTTACAAGCAATCGACCTGGAGGAGGAGGTGGATTCGTCTTCCCTTTCGGATGAGGATTTCCACAAGCGGCTTGACTACGCATCTTCGACAATCTATTACTCCGTTTTAGGAGTTTTTGCTGGAGGTGGTTATTCCGAGCAAGTCGGAGATGTCCGTGCTACGAGAGGCGGTTATACCATTACGATGGCGGACCGTGCAAGGTTTAAGTCTATGGGTGACGCTCTTCGGGCGAAATGGGGCTTCGACGTAGAGGATGACGAATCCTCCAGCGAAATGTATGATGTGAGTTATTTGAGGCATGAAGTTCATTGATTTTCGTGACACTTGCGTTATCGCCAGGGCGACTGGGGAGAAAGACGAGTGGGACAACCTCGTAAGAGACACTATTTATTCGGGAGAATGCCTTTATGAAGAAGGCGGGTCCGGATACAGCAGGTCGATTATAACAAGGGCTCCTACTATCTTTATTCCTGGCGTGGATGTCCAGGTGCAGATTAACGATGCAGTGACTGTGACCACCGAATTCGGTAGGGAAATAAAGTCTGTCGTTAAGGTAGTACGGGACATCAATATGCCATGGAGAGCTGGCGTAATGGTCACGAGAATCGAACTCAAACAAGCACAAGGCAATTAGGTATGGCTGTTAGGTTAACAAATGGTAGGGCTCGTTGGGGCAAGACTTACAAAGGCTTTTCTGTCGCATTGACGGAGGCTGGTAAGAAACTGACGCCTCAGGGAGCGACCATCTTAACCAGAGCCTGTGAGGACTGGCTGAAGGAGCAGGATGATGCTTGGCCGCATAGTTCCATTGGGACTTCTTATCGGTCTGGCTATAAGGGAGGAAGTGAATACTACCCTTGGTACACTGGAAACCTCCATGATAGTATGGCGACAAGAGTCGGAATCGGGAGCAGGACAATCAGCATCCGCCAGATGGAACCCAAGGCTGCGATTCTACAATATGACCAGCGTTATGGGTCGATTGATGGAACGGAGTGGGGACTTTTGGCTGCGAATCGCGGCTCCCACGTCCTTCTCCCAGGCTTGCAAGCACAGCTTTATATCGGAGTGCCTTATGCTGAGACGGTGAATAGGACTACAGACCATGCCGGGTATGTTGAAGAGTTCGAAAGGGACTTTGCGAGTACAATCGAATCGAGATTAAGTGAAATTAAGAATTTGGTAATAAGATGATGCACCCCGCCCTCATAAAACCCGCCCAGGAACTTCGTGATTTTCTGCGAGGGAGAGTATCTGTCGGGATGCCGGATGGGACGACGGAGACCGTCACTGTTTACAGCGACTGGGAGCGTCCGACCAACGGCCTGCCCGAAGATTTCTTGGTGATTTACCTTAATGGGGACATGGAAGGTGTCGGTTCGGATATCAATTTCGCCAAAGGCTATATCGCTGTCGGTTTGTACTGCAAGATGAATGATGACGGCTCTGTGAAAAACAACCGTATCCAGAACATCTTGGTCCAGTTCGACACTCTCATCGAGAAGTTGATAACTGCTAACTATCACTTTGAATATGCTATGCCTCAATTCATAACTCCGACGACCCCGAATCAGACTTCGGGATATTCCTCCACCGTGCTTAGCTTGCGGTGGCATACAAACAACAATTTTAATACTGAATAATCATGGCAATTCCTAAATTTGAAGCTGCTCAGAAATTGTTCGCCGGACAGGGCGACTTGGTAATCTTCGATGCTATCGCCGACTATAGCGGTGCGACTCTTTCGAGCCTTACTAACCCCAAATCTCTTGGACAGATAGTCCAGGATTCCACCACCTGGGAAGGCGAGGACGTCTCCACTGACGAAATCCTCGACGAGCAGGGTAACCTCATCACCGCCCGCGTCACCGCTGGTACGCTCGGCTTCTCCTTCGATATCGCCTCCACTTCCCCCAACATGGTGAAGACCTTCCTCTCCGGAGTTGATATCACTGGCACGACCCTCACCGGTCTGTTCTGGGATGGAGACACTGGCGACAACACCGTTTCCGCTGTCGGTTTCGGAACCGCTCTCCCCGTTATGACCCGTCCTATCGGTGTCCTCAACGACGAGCTCAACCGTGCATGGATTTATCCCAAGGCGAAGATTACCGCCAACCTGACACTGGCTGACGGTCTCTATCGCATCCACGCTGTGGTCCTCGCAGAGAACGTAGACAACCGCAACGATCAGGGACAGGCTGTTCTCACAACCGGTATGATTGTCGAGAAGTAGTTGACCCTCTGAAACCAAAACCGGGGCAGGCAGGCAATCGGGTCTGCTTGCCCTTTTTAAGTTAAAATAGACATGACTAAGTCTGAAAGATTTTTGAATGGTGCTTATGAGACCGTATTGCAGGCTCCTTGTACCGTGGTGGCTGGAGGGAGGAAATACAAGGTCCGTCAAGTGGCTCAAGAAGTCAAGAAACGCATCGCACTTCTGGAACAAGAAGCACAAGTTCTGGAGGCCAGAGGTAAGGAAGGGGTATCTCAGAAAGAGGCAAAAAAGATAACGAAGAAATTATATTCCCTTCATTCGAAAAAAGCCGCATATTATCTGCTGGGTAATTGGGCAATATTTTGCCCGTGGCTATGGAGCATTCGTTGGAGAATCCTGCAGATGCGGGGGAATGAAGTGACATTCAAAATCAATGGAGCGGGGGCCATCAGTGAAGACATGGGTTTTTCCAAGGCCAACTGGGATCTCTCAAAGCAGGAACGCGAGCTTTATATGAGGCCGGTTGGCGAATCCGCCAAGCAAACGCTAGAGCGGCTGGAAAGCGTAATGAATATGTTGGAAACGGACGCTTTGGGGATAAAGGAGGAAAACAAATAACCTCCATGTTCGATGAAGCAACCCACAACGAAAAGATAAAGCATGTCTATGGAAACTATAATTTCTGGTCATGGTTAAGGTATTGGTATCTCGATTCCGCAAATTATGTAACATTTTTGTTACTGGATAAGGGATACTTCGACTATGATTACGAAAGGACAGAAAAAGAATCGGTGGTGACGTGGGAAGAGACTGTTAAGTCTGACGAGGAAATCCGAGACATCATGGCTGGCTTCGGAATCGGAGTAAAACGAAAGAAGAAGCCAGAGACTTTGGAAGAAATTCAAGAACACATTATAAAACAAGAGAAATATGGCAGTTGAAATACCGGTAGTAGTTGACATCGAGAAAGCGTTTCAAGACGCCGCGAATAGAGTTTCATCCGCAATTAAACCGCTCGAAGGGAAGATACGACAAGAAACAAAAGACTTGGAATTGAAAGTTGGAGTCGATGTTGTCGGTGAGGGTAAGGATAAAGAATTTATTGACAGGATAAAGACAGTCAACGAATTATTAACAGTTACGCGGAAAGAAATAGATGGCGTTGTTAAATATTCGATGTCTAGTTTTGAAGAATTGAGCGAAGGCATCCAAAGCGCTAAGGAGCGGTTGCAAGAACTTTCCGCGATACAACAGCGGTACGGACTTTCCTCAGAGCAACTTGGCGAGCAGAAATCGTTACAAGAAGCAATCTTTCTTCTGCGACAAGAAATAGATTTGCGTTCGCACAATGCAGAACTAGTTGATAGACAAGCCCAAACAACGATAAATGCAAAACGTGCGGAAGAAGAACGGCTGTTTATTATTCAAAAGTCTGCGACTACAATGTCGCAGATGAGCGAAAAAATGGCTGCTTTGCAAGGACAACTTCAGAATACTACTATCGGTTCCGATGAATGGCTTCAGTTATTGGAGACCATTAAACAAATGCGTACTGAAATTGAACAAGTACAAAAAGACATCCGAGACTTAGGACAGGAAACAGGGAGCCTTGATGCATTGAATTCAAAACTCCAAGATTTGCAAAAAGAGTTTAGTTCAATGGGGAAGGTTAAGTTGTTCGATGCAGAGGGGAACCCCACCGCAGAGTTAGAAAGGCTTCAAAAAGAATATGCGGACACACGGGAAGAATCGGAGAAGATTGCTGAGGCTCTACATGCCGAATATGATGCAAGAAAGAGAGCCCGAGAAGAGGCCGAGAAGGAGGCCGAAGCGCGGAAGAGGGAAGCGGCAGAAAAAGCGAGATTGCGGGAGGAGGGTTTGAAGTTGCGTGACACCCTCAATATGGAAGCAAAATCCATGAACGACTTAAACGCAAAACTCGCTGCATGGCGACAAGTATTGAATGCCGCCGAAATAGACTCCCCTGAGTGGCGTGATGCAGCGATCCATATTAGAGAATTGTCAGAAGAGATTGCAAAGGTTAATACAGAATTGAAAGCCATAGGCTTATCATCTAAGAATATTGACCGAACGAATGCAACTATTCAGCGATTAACGGAATCATGGAATTCTCTTGATTTTAATAAGAAGTGGGATGGCGGAGCAATGACTTCTGAGGCTCGAGCTATATATGACTATTATAAAGCGATGGTCAAAAAATTGCAAGAGCAAGGCGTTTCAATGGAGCAAATCTTACAGAAAGAACAATCTCGAAAGAAAAAAGCTGAGGAATTGCAAAACGTCTATAAACGAGAGAATGCCATTTTAAATTCCACAGTTAATACAATCAGTCTTTTACAAGAAAAAGAGAGGATTCTTTCTTCTCGGCTTTCGAAGGCTGTAATTGGGTCAAGTAGATATGAACGATTAAAGCAAGAACTTGAACGTGTTCGTGCTGAATTGGCGAAAGTCAATGGCGAGGTTGACAAGACAGACAGCAAGTTGGAGAACTTGGTTAAGAATTCTATTCGGCTTATTGGGTTGCATGCGGCAGGAAGATTTGTAAGGAACGTGCGCGAAGTTACTGCCGAATTCGAACTCCAACGCGTCTCGTTAGGTTCAATTATACAGGATACAGAAAGAGCGGAGAGCCTTTTCCGTAAAATTAAGGCTGCGGCTATAGAATCTCCGTTTGAAATAAAAGACCTTGTATCATATACAAAGCAACTTTCGGCCTATCAAATAGAGACAGATAAGTTGTTTGATACGACCAAGAAACTTGCGGATGTTTCCGCCGGTCTTGGTGTCGATATGGGGCGATTGATTCTTGCCTACGGCCAAGTACGAGCCGCATCAGTGCTTCGCGGTCAGGAATTACGGCAGTTTACGGAGGCTGGCGTACCATTAGTGGATAAACTCGCGGAGAAATTCTCTGAATTACGAGGAGAGATGGTATCTACAGGAGAGGTCTTCCAACTCATTTCCGAACGAGCCGTCCCTTTTCGAATGATTGAGGAGATATTTAATGACATGACAAGTGCGGGGGGCATCTTCTATAAGATGCAAGAAAAACAAGCTAAAACCCTGGCTGGCCAGTGGGCTAACTTGAAAGATGCTGCAAGCATAATGTACGATGAAATAGGCAATACAGAAGGCGTTCATCAAGCGATGGAAGACATAATTGCTCTTACTCGTTCTATGCTGAAGCATTGGAGGGATTGGGCTAGTGTTATTAAAGTAGTCGGTTCTGGGCTATTAACCTATTACGGAATAGCAAAAAGTGTTGCCGGCGTAACTAAGTTGGCAGCAAAAGCGACTGCGGAAGCCTCTGCCGCCGAGTCTATTAGGGAAAAAGGGATGCGACGATTCATAACGTCCTTGATAGGCAAAACTACCGCAGAAAAAATCTCGACTGCGGCGACGGATGCCCACACGTGGGCTATGGGGCGAGCAAGAGTCGCGACAACCGCTCTTTCAAAAGCTATGTGGGGGCTTGCAGCGGCTATGTTAAAAACCCCCTTTGGTGCGATTGCGGTTGTAGTCGGAAGCCTTATCGCTTTGTTTGGGTCTTTATCGAAAAAGACTCACGATATCAACCAATCTATAGACCAAGCGACAGCCTCTATTGAGGCATTCAATAGGACAACAAAGGATACTGCTCAAATGATTGATGAGTATGAGGAATTGTCGAAGAAGGAAAAATTGACAGCGGACGAAGCCAAAAAACTGCGGGATATTTCTCGCGATTTAAGTAATATTTTCCCTAAAACGACGGAAGGTATCAATCAACAGACTGGAGCACTCACTCTTAATATCGCAAAATTAAGAGAATACAATGAACAGGCTGAAAAAGCATTACGGAAGGGGATGGAGTCCGAAATAAAAGAAAATGCAAAACAAATACGAAAGAATCAAAAAGAAATAGACAAGCTCACAAAACAGAGCAATCGAGGATGGGCACGTAACAAGGGCATCGGCTTGCTCTCTCCTATCCCTGTTCCGATGTCCTCAAAACAATACAAAGAAAATGCGCAAGCCATTGTTAAGTTGACAGACGAAAACAGCAAGTTATCCAAAACGAATCAAGAATTGGAGGACACTCTAAATGGAGTTACCACGGCGGCGAGCAAAAGTGCTAAAGAAACGGCAACATGGCAAGATAAGTTAATTGAGTTTAACAGCAGAGTAGACAAAGAGGGGAAAGCAATAATAACAATTTCGCCTGACCAAATTAAGAATTATACAAACCTTTCAGATGCTCTCGAAGACATCGCAAAAAAATATAAGGAGTACGACGAGCAAGAGAAAGCATTAACAGCATCCATTAAGGGAAAGACAGGGGCAGAAAAAGAAGAACTGCAAGGGATGTTGGACAGGACTACTGCACGAAAAAAACTTGCAAAAGAAGAGTTGGATTATTACAATGCTTTTTATCTTACCCAAAAGAAAAGCGGCGGTAGAGATGACCATCTCCAAAGATTGCGAAATCAAATCAATGACATTACTAACGCATATAAAAAATTTATTGAGTTACGTAAATACGAAACAAAAGGAAAAGCATTATTGGACATTGCGACTTTCTTCCCCGCACTTAAAGGGTGGGAGCCCACCTATGAGAATATGGTTACTGCATTAGAAACCATGTTAACTCAATATAAGGGCGATGCGGATGCGACTCGTATCATTGAGCAAGCGATTGCGAATATTAAATTTGACAAGGTAAAGCACAATTTGGACGAAAGTCTCAAACAACTTTCCGAGGAAATCAAACGCTCGGAAACGGCGAGGAATTTCTTCAATAATATCCTTGAACTCACGGGCGATAATGATTTAGCCGCCACGATGAGCATGTCTGTGTACGGGCAGCCCGGGGAGGAGTTCAAAGAGAGAGTTCAACGCGAGTTGTATGAGGCACTGAACTCTATCGACCCTAAGATGATAGACAAGGGGTTGCTTGCACAACTTGTCGGAGATACCACTACGCTCGACTTTGATGACTTATATGCCCATCTTAACGAGTTGCCTGATAACGTCGCTCAGGTAATTAAGAGGCTTAGGGGAGAGGTTGAGAAGTACAACGACAGCCTTGTTCTGAGTCTCTTAAAATCTCTACAGAAGTCCAAGACATACGGAGAAAAACAAGTAGAGATTGCAAGGCAATCTGCGAAGCGTATTGCCCAAATTAATTCGTTGACTGTTGACGATTCCACAAAAAACAGATTTTTGAAGCAGAACGCGAAGAAGGAGGCAGAAGAAACCGCTAAACTGCAATACGAAGCATTCAAGGATACTCCGATGTATATCGAGTTGTTCGCCAATCTCGACACCGCCTCTGCGACAATGCTTAAAAACATGAGAAACAATCTTGCTGCAATGAAGGATGAGTGGAAAGACCTTGACCTTGCACCTACAGAACTTAAGGAGTTGCAGTCAAGAATCAACGAATTGGACCAGCAATTAGCAAGAAGAAACCCCATTAAAGCATTTGTCCAATCACTCAAGGAATATCGCAAATTGACCGTCACTCAAAGCAGAAAAGAGGCGGATACCAATGCTGTTCTCGCTACCAATCGTATGGAAGACGAAAAACGTCAACTCGAACTGCTAAAGAAAGAGTATGAATCGCTTCCTGCGGGGTCAGCAGCGGCGGAGGAGGCAAAGGCTAAGATGGAAGCCCAAGCCGCCGTTACCGACCTTGCAATAGAAGAAGCAAAAGCGGCTCAGAAGACTGCGAACAAATACCGAGAAGCGAGCAAGCATATTATGGATGCGGCGGATTCTATGCGTGAATGGAGCGGGTATGTTAATGACGCACTCGGAGGGATAGGAGAGATAGTCTCTACTTTTGCTAGCGATGACACTGCCGAGACCTTCGATATTATCGCAAGCGGAATTGGTAAGACGATGTCTGGAGCTACTGATATGGCTACTGGTATTGGTAAGGCTTTGTCTGGGGACGTCATAGGTGGCACGGCACAAGCGATAAAGGGGCTTGGGTCTATGATCTCTGGTATTTTCGGCACGGGACAGCAGTTGAAAATCAAACGCATTAACAAACAGATAGAGGAGCAGGACCGATTAATCACTGCTATGGAGTATAACTACAACCGCCTTGGAAAGGCTATGGAGGATGCGTTTGGGTCTGACTACATCTACAATTACAACAAACAGTTGGAGGCGTTGCGAGCCCAGATGGAAGCGTACCAGAAGCAAGCCCAGTTGGAAAGTCAGAAGGGCAAGAAAAAAGACCAGAAGAAAATCGAGGAGTATAACAACGCAGCAAGGGATGTCCAGGACCAGATAACGGATATGGAGGGACAGTTGGCAGAGTTCATGTCTGGAACCGATTTGACATCTGCGGCTAAAGATTTTGCCGAATCCTGGATTGAGGCGTATAAGCAGTTCGGCTCCACGACAGATGCGATGAAGGAGAAGTTCAAAGACATGGTGGAGAATATGGTTGTCAACTCTCTGGCCGCCCAGTTAATTCAGAGTGTTCTTAGACCTGTCTTCGATGCCATTGATACGGCCTCCAAGGACGGCGAGTTAACGGCACAGGAGATCGGGGGCATCTCGGCAATGCTTCCCGAAAGGATGGAGATGATTGACGCATCCATGAACAATATGATGAATGAGTTGCTTGCGGCTGGCGTCAACCTTCGAGACCAGGCGGGTTCCATGACGGGTATTTCTCGGGATATTGCGGGTGCTTCCGAGGAGTCTATCTTGGGTTTAACTGCCGGAATCAACACGCAGAACTTCTATATGCAGCACATAGACATGAATGTTGCTATGATTCTTTCGACGTTGACTGGCGGAACGACCACGGCAGGCTCTGGCACGACTGGCGAGTATGTTGACCCGTATAAAGACCAGATGCTTGCGTATGTAGGCACGTTACCTCAGATGCGGGACGAGATGGCTTCCATCCGGGCGATGCTTGAGAGGGTTATCCGTCCGGTTGGGGCTGCGGCGACATACTATGTTTCGGCAAGAATGTAGTTTGGCATAACCTTTGTACAAAATAAGACAGTTGCCATAAAAACCTTTGTTTTTGTTATGGACCCTGGGGTAGTTGTGAAATTACCTCAGGGTTATTTTTCTATTATCGTTTTTTTATTATATTTGCGATACAATGGAACAACAGTGGAAAATACGACTTCGCCGGGAGGCTTCCTTGCATCACATGTGCAAGGAGAATCGCATTATGCTTGAATCAGTTACGTCTAAAGAGGAAGCGATTGAGTTGTATAAAAAAACCATTGATTGGGCATTGGAAGAAGGTTACCCTTCGATGGCAACTCTGCGGAAAGATTTCACCAATAATGAGGCCGATGGAATATTTATCGACAAAGTTTTCCACGGAGAGATTTTGACAGACAAGACCGTTTACGTGTTCCATAATTGTAGCGGGACGATTCGTGTCGGTCTGAATGTTGAAAAGAAAATAATACCCATGTTGTATTTCGCCAACGGATGCGACATGGATGTCAAGGGGATACCCGGTTCTGTTATGCAGGTCCGGGTTCCGTTGTATATATTCGGCGACAACCGCATTGGAGCGGAGCAGTCGGATGACGTCGTATGTAGAACTTATAAATTTGCGGTGAAGTGATGGATGCTGATGTGATTGCGGCTTTTGAGAAAGTCTTGATACCGATTCTAACGCTGTGCGGTGGTTGGTTTGCTCATGTCTTTCGTTCCAAGCAAAAGAAAGAGTCAGATATACTCACCAACGTGCAGCAAATACTGCAAATGCAGAAGGATTATATTGCCGAGCAGGACGAGGAGAATCGCAAGACCCGCAACATGAACGCCCGTCTGGAGAAGAAACTGGACGATAAGCGTGAATCCATCAGGAAGGCGAACAGATGCAAATACACCAACGAAGGTGACGGATGCCCGGTATTGCTCCACGAGGATGCATTGGACGAGAAATGTAAAAACTGCAGTTACATAAGCGATGCTGAGAGTAAGGCTTAAAATAGGAGACGGAGAGGTCGTGGATACCACGACTTATGGTCTTGTTTATCTAGACTCAGACAAGAGGACGGGAGCCCCTTCCAAGGGCTTTGAAACGACATCTTATCCGGAGGAAGAAGGTGAACATATCATCCCGAAGACGGTGGATGCCGCCTTCGATTATACTGCCAAGTTCTTCATTCAGGCTGATTCTATCGAAGACGCGAATGCAAAGATATCAGCATTTAATGCTCTGCTTTATACTCAGCCCGCTAATAGCGATGTCAAGACCTACAAGCAGGTCGAGTTTTACAATGATTATAAACGGCACAAGATAGTCGGTTATCCTCAGCCCATTGCAGAAGCGGAGGATTTCTGGAGGGATCCGAGCGACCAGCTTAATGATATTGTGATTGTCGAATGGACCATCCGTGTTAATAAACCCAGCCTTTGCGATTTTAGCCTATGATACCCCAGATTACGGAAATAGGATTCCCCTCGTATGCAACACTGCACCAGGCGAATATTTCACTCTCCGAGATGGGGTCTCGCGTCATCACGACTCAGGTTCGGATTGACGGGGACATAACGCCTGATTTCTCCGGGTGGGAACTGGAATTTAAGGGTGAGCGTTTTGTTCTGCCTATACGTGTTCCGCAGGCGACTAAAGACAACTCGACAAGGAACGGCATTGTTGACTTGACATTTTACTCTTGGGCCGAAGACCAGTTGAAGAGATATTTCTTTATGTCTCTTTCGGAGGTTACGACGGGAGTTGCTATCGCCGACCAGTATGTTGCTTCCGTGACGATGCCAGTGGAGCAGTTCGTTACTCTTTTTAATAGCGTACTGCAGTATTACTTCGGAGATAGAATCCGGATGGACTTGTTCCAGATGGGGCAGGGCATCTACAGCACCAATCCGGTTATTGTCGAGATAAACTATACCCATATTTGGGACGTCCTTACCAAGTTCTACGAAACTTTTTCGTTACGTTGGAACATAGAATATGATTCCACGACATCGGCATACGTCATAAAGGTGAATTATCCGAGTGACGCTATCGAAGACCACGATTTCGAGTACGGATATAAGGGCGGACTACTCAAGTTCGAACGTCAAGTACAAGACGACGGAATTACTAATATACTGCTGGGACGAGGCGGAGAAAAGAATCTGCCATACAGATACTTTAAGCGGACTGACCAGCAGAATCCCGAATGGCAGGCTGACCCGGATGCCGTATATGAACTTCGGAGCATCTATTTCGACAGACTCAGGGATATTAATTTCCGCTGGTATGTCCGAGGCTGGATGCAGAATCCGAATAGGGACAGGACCTGGGAGAACGAAGGATATACTTATCCTACCTATTCCGATATCCCGGAAGAATACAGATTCGCTTATGACAGAGGATTGACTGATGCAAAATTCAATCCAGTGGAGTTCGTCCGGGATACTGAGTCCATCGCCAAATACGGTGAGCGATGGGGTGCGTTGGATGACAATGACGACATCTATCCTACGATACAAGGCGTAGAAAGAGACCCTATCGGCAGGGTGGATGAGGTTGTGGCAGTGTCCGAAATACTGACTGACGACATAGAAGAAGCAGCAGCAGGAAATGCAACGACTAATAGTATTGGCGGTGCTCTTTCTGTGACGATAAACATGGCCCCTCATTCCAGGGCAGACCATGAATTCCGTAGTGAGAATTTCACTGTCCCAGAAGGTAAAACCGCCAATTTAAATCTCACTTGGCTTTGCTTGGTAAACGGTGCGTCTCTCGCTGGCGTCAGAGTGGATACAGACCATTCTGAATTTGTCGCTATTGATGCCAATACCGGGCAGAGAGTGTCTTCGGAGGGTCTGCCGGCTGGCACTTACTATGTGTCTGTAGAAGTCCGTGTGTATAACGACCTCAGCACAACTCAGACTGTCACCTTCGGTGTCAATTCGCTGACGGCGACCATGGCTGACAGCGTCGTGGAAGGATGGAAGCCTACCTTCGATATCTGGGTGAAGAACATTTGGAACACGACAAAAGAAGCAGGAGAATCCGACGCACAATACGCAGCACGAGTATGGGAGCCGATTCTTGGCGACAGGGTAGGGAATGAGGCGAAAATAGTTTTTTCGGACGGATTCATGGCTCTGTCACAGGACTACGAGTTCGTGATAGTCTCATATCCGGTTTTCGACCAGTCCAAGATGATAGGCGACGTTCCTTCCGAATGGAGGATTACCTTGCGGAAATCCGATGCCGAGTTCGACGCTACAGGTCTGTATATTCCCAATTCCCAATCCGGCGGGAAACCCGTGGCAGGTGACCACTTCTTCTTCACCGGAATAGACATGCCATTCATCTACGTCCAGTGGGCGGAGCAAAACTTGAATGCGGTCAAGACTACCGAACTGGAGAAACTTAGCGACATCAGCCCGACTTGGGTGATTACGCTCGATAAAGTTCGCGTACACACGCTTGAGGACGAAGACTATGGGACGCTCTTGGCGGACAGACTTTCCGCCGGATGCACTGTCCGCACAAAAGACTCCCGATTCACCAATGGAGATGTCCTTACATTATACGTTCAGACTATTACCTACAACTGGGAAGAGCCGTCAGATGATCAGCCATATCTAGTGCCGGATATCAATGTCGTTTTATCCGACAAAGTCGTATCTGTCGAGAGTTCGGTACAGAAGATACAAGGTGACATTGAGGTAATTCGGTCTACTTATGCCAAGACCTCGGATATAGAAAGTGTTGTACGCAGGGTTGCTTCTCCGCTATTCTTGAAGAAGACGGGTGAAAGCGATTCATCTAATTCACCCACAACATTCGCTTCTAAACTCTCCAGTAAAAGTTTCGTCCAGGGAGATATTGGGGGTTCTGGCTGGGGCCATTATGACGATGATGAAGGCGATGCCGTCTTGGAATTGGACAAGGTGGTCGTGAGGAAAGAACTTCGCGTGAACTCGCTTGTAGTCAATCAGATTGCCTATGTCGGCGGGAAACAGATTATGTCTGCCGCTGCAATCGAGTGCAATCAAGTCGTGGAAGACGCTAATGGGTACACTTGCTTCTTTGATCAGAAGCAGGGCTCTGTCGCAAATCTCTTTGTTGTCGGAGACATAGCTCTCGGGCAGATGTTCGACGAGGAGAACGCTGAGACAAGGTATTATTGTGCCGAAGTCACTGCTGTTGGCGATAATTACATTGTCTTATCTAAAACAGCGAAAGACGGGAGCGGTGTTCCCCAGAAAGGCGATGTAATAGTCCAATATGGCAACAAGACTCAGACTTCGAGACAGTATGTCATTATCCGAGACGTTATCGGCGGAGGCTATGAGAGGATGCTCTCGGGGCTCAACAGCGTAACTGCTACCGGAGACGAGTATTACTATGCTGGACGCCAGTCCGGTCAGACCCCGCGTTGGTTCGTAGGGAATGCCTCCGGGGAACATGCTGAGTATCAGAACGGTCAATTGAATATCGTAGGTCGGCTTTCTGTCCGCAAGAGCGACGGGACGTATCAATCAATGTCAGCCTACATTGATACAGTTAACTCTGTAACGCAGAATCTGCAGAACCAGATAGATGGGCAGATTCAGTCATGGGCCGGTGACGTTGCTCCTCTTCCTGATGAGGATGGAGGAACGGCGAATTATCCAGCAAACGCTTGGTCTGACGATGCAACGCGACTCAAGCACATGGGCGACATCTACGTCAATAATACTACGGGGCAGGGATATCGGTATACCAGAGCCGCTAATGACGGCGACTTTTATTGGGTCAGAATAACCGACGAAGAAGTCGCTGAGGCAATCACGAAAGCCAACCAGGCTCTGACGCAGATTCAAGGATATCAGTATCTTAAGACCGCTTTGGCGGATGGCTCTACCATGGTTGAAGGAGGATTGGTTCTGACCAACCTCATCCAGCTCGGCAAGGAGGAATCTGGACAGTTCCAAGTCTACTCCGGTATCAATGGTTTGATGGATACTACCGCCAAGGGAAACGGTATCGCGGCCTGGTACGGAGGTCCTATGGGAGACAAAGAGGACGGAGCGGTATCTTGGGCAAAGTCCCTTTTCCGCTTCGATGGCTCCGGATATCTCGCCTCTGGTAATATCGGCTGGAATGCTGATGGGAGCGGACACATTCCGGGAATCACTTGGAATGGCAACAACATTACTATTGCCGGTGACGTACAACTCGGTTCGGTAAGCGGGGATACTGTTACCAGTATGATAAATCTTCTCCGCCAGATCAATGAGTGGTTTGGCGAAGATTCCGACGGGAATATCTACGTCAAGAGCAACAAGGGCTTTTACTCTAATTCGTTTATTTCAGCCTTTGGAATCTCCAACACTGGTGGCGGCGGAGGCGGCGGTTTGATTGCCCGCGTGTACGGCACATCGGGCTTCGGCGGCACTTACTCCGACACCGATTACACCAATACGTTCAATGCCTATGCCATCAACACCCTCTACGACAGGATAGTGGCTCTGGAGGGTGCATCGGTCAATATTAGTGTCAATGTGACCGGAAGCGGAAATGCGGTTACTAACGGTTCGTATAATAATGGGGTCATTACTCTGACGAAGGGTGCGACCTTCTTGACTTCCGTCGCATTCGCAGACTTGACGGCACACCCGACCACCCTTGCCGAATATGGCATCACGGATGCGAAGATACAGAACGGGGTCATCACACTTGGAGGCAATACCATCACTCCGCTTACGCAACACCAGAGCCTTGCCAATTACGTTACCCTTGACGGAACAGGAGCGACAGGAACATGGGGGATAGATATTTCTGGAGCCGCAGCCACGGCGAGCAAACTCTCCACAGTAAGCAAATCCTTGTGGGGTGTGAACTACTGGACTTCGGGGGGAGTACCTACTAATGTAACAGGTAGACCGACACTTTACATAGGGGCAACGCAGGTCCAGACTTCTTCCGCTTCGCAGAACCTCACCGGCATCGGTACTATTACGGCATCAGGGCTGGCGACAATCGATGGTGGAGTAAAAGTAACCACTACCAAGAAAATTTGGTTCGGGGACGATGCATATATTGAACTTGATTCAGACGGGAACCTCCACACCAATGTCGGCTTGTACTCCGATTCCTTCGTCAGCGCCTTCGGTGCTTCTGACATGGGTGGCGGTGGTGGCGGAGGAATAGATTTGTCTGCTATGTGGACAAATCTCCAGATAAACGAATCAGGGGTCACTGGCTATGGCTTGCAGATAGACTATCACCACTTGCCTACCATAGCTTATAACGGCAATAGCGGTTTCGTCACTTCGGCTGCATGGTCTAAAACGGGAAGCACCAACTACCTGACCTTGACCCGCCGTGCCCTGACGGCATCAGATATCCCTTCGCTGACCACATCCAAGATAAGCGACTTGGAGACATGGATTGATGGAAAGGACTTCCTTACCGGGAACGAGACGATAACCCTCTCCGGGGTTGTGTCTGGTTCCGGCACTACGACTATCACTACAGCAATAGCCGACGGCACGATAACCAATGCCATGCTCGCCGGGTCGATAGCCAACGGCAAGCTCGCCAATTCCGCCATAACCATCAACGGCTCATCGACAGCGCTTGGCGGTTCGTTCAACACGGCATCCATCACGGCAGGCACGGCAGGGACATCATCAGCGACTTCGGGACTCTCGATTGCCATTCCATACGTCACTCTGAACAAGTATGGGATTGTCACGGCTTACGGCACTCATACCCATTCCATCAGCAAGGCAAACATCACTTCCGCGATAGGGAGCACGACCTATGCCCCGTATAACTCCGCCGGGTATCTGCCTTTGTCGGGTGGGACGATGACGGGAGATATCAAGATGACCGCTGGGAAGTACCTCACCACGGCAGACGGAGCCACGATTATCGGGGTGACAACACAAGGGGTATTTTACATCGGCGACCCGCAAGGGGGATGGGAGACCAATATAGCAGGAGAAGGAGACCTTCTCCACGACACGGGAGGTTCGTTAGCCGTTATCCTCGACCAAGAGAACTTTGACACTTATGCCCTCCCTCTCGCGGGTGGCGTGATGACAGGTCCTATATCGGGAGTCACTTACCTCTCTGTCAATCGGGCGGCACAGACCACTTATAGGCTCGACGTAAACGGAGCAACCCGATTAGGCGGGGCTTTGACCGTATCCGGGGCTTCGACATTCAACGGCAACGTCACCGTCGATTCCACGTCATCCATCACTCTTGGTAATGGCGTGCTAACTTGGGATGCACAGAACTCGGCTTGGAAACTGACAGGTAATCTCTACGCCACTGGTTTCGTCTCCGCTTTCGGCGCATCCGACACAGGCGGCGGTGGCGGTGGCATCGACCTCAGTGCGATGTGGGCTAACCTGCAAGTCAATGAGAGCGGAACCACAGGATATAACCTCCAGATTAACCCCGGCCACCTCACCACGGCATTAGGGACTTACGTAAATGCTATCACCACCACGGGCAGCGGGAACGCCATCACGGCGGTCAGCAAGGACGGGAGCGCACTGACCTTCACCAAGGGCAGTACCTTCGCCCTCGCATCGAGGACGGTGACGGGCACGGGCTACCTCACGGGCGGTGGTGCGTTGTCCGCCAATAGGACTATCGACATAGCAAGCACCTACAAGGGGTATATCGACGAGGGGCACACGGCCTACGGATGGGGCGACCACTCGCAGGCGGGGTATCTGACTGGCATCACTTCCTCGATGGTAACTACGGCCCTCGGGTTTACTCCTGCCAACTCGACGGCATTGGGGAATTACCTGCCTCTGACGGGTGGAACGATGAGTGGTCCTCTGACTTGGGAAAATAGCACCGCGCTCCCTGAATCAACGGCCGCAAACTTCTTCCTTACCATTGACGCATTCGCTAGCGGAGGAACGACCAAGTGGGTCTCCCTTGCTAATGTTAAGACTTCGCTGGGGCTGTCTTCATACCTGCCGCTGGCGGGTGGGACAATGACGGCAGATGCCGCCATATCATGGGGGACTAATGACAGAACTGACTGGGCCACTGTACCTGATGGTATAAGAGTTCTATCATCAACTGATACGACTTCTGGTGCGCCTACCCAGTATGCTGTGGGCATGACTATCAAGAGCCGTTATTCCTTTTCATTGGCGTCAAGGGGTGGGACAGCAGATAGTTTCTATTTCAAAAGCGGTACTCGTAATTGGTATGAGGTTTACCACTCCGGCAACCTGACCCTTGCGACCCTCGCGGGCTCGTCCGCCGTGGGCTCGCCCACCAACCCCGTTTACTACACGGGCAGTGCCCTCGCGGCTTGCGACCTCTCCACCACCTACGCACCCTACAACGCTGATGGGTATCTTCCTCTCTCTGGCGGGACGATGAGTGGTAATATCGTTTTTTCCAAGTCAGGGAGTACATCTGTCGGATTCCCCGTACTTGCCTTGTCGTCTATAGATGGCGGATGGGCCCGTGCCATGTACACTGTGACCTATGACGATACTTCGATATTCTATATCGGGGTGCATGGAGCTACATCGACATTCAACTACGCATATCTGGGGACTAATGGTTATAATGGTAACAATCTCCGTATCTATTCTGACAAGGTTCAGTTCGGGGATAATGTAATATGGCACGCGGGGAACGCCAATCTATCGACAGTAAACTGGGTTTGCAAGTTGCTCACGGCAAACTCCGGGATGATAGCAGGCGGGTCAACATCAGGTGCTTATATTGGCTCTGCGTCTGGAGGTTTAGGAAGCACATACACAGGCGGTTTAATCCTTGCATACGGCAATAACCCGTTGTATTTCTATACAAACAGCGGCAACCGAATGATGATCACTGGGGCCGGCAACGTGGGGATAGGGACGACAACTCCGGCTCATAAGTTACATGTTAGCGGTGTTGGGCGGTTTGACACAAATGCTAATATCTGGTCAACGATAAGTGGAGCACAGATAAACTTCAACAAGTTATCGACATATACGACAGGATATAATCAAGGGATTAGGTTCAGAATAGCGGATAGTTCAAATACCGAAATATCGTCAAAATACCTTCTCGGAGTCTATTCGGGGTCTTCCTATGGTTACATGTACCTCGGCGGAACTTACACCGATGCCGTTGTCCGCATCACTGATACAGGCGTTGGAATCATGAAGGGTAACGCCAGCCCGAGTTACGCTCTCGATGTGGGGGGCAGCATGAGAGTCATCGCAGCAGGCTCTGAGTTTGCCAAATTCTTAGTTTATCCAACAAACCCGTATGGAATTGTATTTAGTTCGGAATCAAACGGGACGATGAATATCCAGGCCAGGCGAGAAGCATCGGCAAAATACTATAACTTGGTATTGAATCCGCTTGGCGGAAATGTCGGTATAGGCACGAAATCTCCGGCTTACAAACTCGATGTGACGGGAGTCATTCGTGCCACGGTGGGCATCTTCTCCGACGGCTACGTCAGCGCCTTCGGGCAGTCCACCACTTCCGATGCCCGTTTGAAGGAGGACTTCCTCGACACCACCCTGACGGTGGACGACATCGCACATGCCCCGGCCATCACGTTCCTATGGAAAGACCGGGAAGGCAAGAGGCAGGCGGGTTCGCTCGCCCAGTATTGGGAGACGGTGCTGCCGGAGGTGGTGACTGACATCGAAGGCAAGAAGGGGCTGGACTACGGC